GATGTTCCATGGTAGTTCCTGCGACGGTATGCCCAGACTGTCTGCTAGCTGTATGGCTTGTAACATGCCTTCGTACCCAGAATCCATGAGACGTTCGAACTGATCATCATACTCTGAAGCCTCTGTGAGCAGACCTCTTATGTACCTGCGCAGCTCGCCCAGCATGCCTTGGTACGCCTCGCCTTCTGCATCCTCCATCGCCTGACCTATGTCCGGGCCTCGGAGGCCGCGCGCCATCAATTCCTTGGCAGCCACAGCCGGTGGTGCTCCGGCAAATTTTATGAAAGCATCGACCGCGCGAGGGTTCATGCCGGCGGCTGCTCCGAATTCTTGCAAGTCTCTTGGACTCAACTCCACCCTACCAAAGCCTCTTTTCAGACCTGGCGCCGAAGCTCGGTCGACGCCAGCAAAACTCATGAGGAAACCAGTGGCATCCACCTCTGAGTTGGTGTATCTCATGCTCTTGAGGACTGATTTCACCTGGCCAGGATCGTTATCAGCCAGCAACAAGGCCAACTGTACAGCTAGCACCGGAGATGGCGAATTGGTCGTGGGTTCAGTCCTCAGTCCCGGAAAGATTTGGTCGTACAATTCCAAATCTTCTAACAATCCAAAAAAGTGAGTGACGTCCTGAGCTGACGAAATCCCTTTGACCAGCTCTTCGTGGATCCTGTCAGGAGACACTTCGGTCAGATCGTTGTTATCCAAGATGGCAGACTTAGTCTCGATGTCCAGGTCCGAACCGAGCCGGGCAGCAAAGCGCACGGCTCGGAGGATCCTGAGCTTGTCCTCAGCGAACCTCTCTGCAGGATCGCCGACTGCTCTGATCCTCTTGTTTTGGATGTCTGCGAGCCCGCCCACGTAATCGACCACCTCGCCGGCATCCATGTCATAGAAGAGAGCATTGACAGTCAGATCCCGTCTCTTGACGTCGTCCTCGATCGTGGCGCCCAACTCGACGTCAGGCCTTCTGCCGGTACCTATGTCCTTGCGGAAAGTGGCGATCTCGTACTCGTTGCCGGCCGGGGTCCAGACCCTGACTACTCCGAAAGCCTTTCCGGTGAGGTCCGTCTTGTTATCTGGATCTTGTGATACCACGTCTATGACAGCGTCGAGTGATGCGCCGGTAGCCAGGTCATAATCCTTGGGGGTCTTGCCTAGAAGAGTATCTCTCACTGCGCCGCCGACGATGTACAGCTCTTCGCCGGATGCGCTGAACAGGTCGGACAGCTCACGCAAGTCAGAGGGGATCGCCATGTCCAGCGGTTGGCGAGTGGGAGCAGACTCGATGGCTTCCCGGATGTATCGGCGCAGAAGGTTCATAGCCCCAATTCCTGCAGGGCTCGGATGGTAGCTCCGCTGTTGCCCGGAATATGTAGTATGCCGATGCCTCCGAGGTCGTTCCACGCAGTGACCGTCGATGCCTTGTCGTCCACTAACACGTTCGGGACTCCACCTGCTACAGCGTAGTCCGACTTCTGAGCGGCAGGAGTGATGATGATCTCGTTGGGCGGAGATATGGGATCCAACCACTCCTCCACCCAGAGTGTCTTGCCTTCTTCCGATGACGCAGCCGCACCAGGGCGGCTTCGGATAGGGGCCGATAGAATGTTGACGACGTGGCCGGAGGAAGTGAGGAACGGCCAGAGTTGATCCACTCCATCACGCAGCGGCGGCATCGATGCAAAGACGGACCCGGGATTGGCGCCGATGGCACCCATCATAAAATGGCGAACTGGTTTGAGGTTCAGATCTGCATGATTCTTTGCACGCCATTCCGGACCGAGCTCTGACTGCACCTTGCGCAGTCGCTTGAAGTAGCCCTTGGTCATCTCTGCCCCCGGCAGAGGCTCGCCTTCCAGGAGGCGGTTGAGCAACCCTACGACTGCCGATTCAAAGTCCACTAAGACGCCGTCCATATCACAATACACGACTGAATTCAGTGGTATCATTGGAGCTCCTCCGTCCTGCTCCAGGAGCAGACTTCTCACAAACGCGCGCAGCAGTCTCATAACAACACAATAAATATGCGGTTAGAAGCCGCCATGCAACCTTAGTAGTTCTTTTAGAAAGGTTCCTTGGGGATGTGACGAAAGATGAATTGAGGGTAGTAGTCTTCGGTGTAATCAGTACCGAACTCCAACCAGACGTGGCCGTCCTCCCAGTCCACCAATCGATAGCCGCGCATGCGCTGTGTACCCCACTCTCCGGATGCTCCCACATCATCGAAGTCTTCCACTCGAACCTTTGCTAGCGGCCGAGAAAAGAAGATGCTCTTCGTCGCATCCGTATAATCCATGACGCCCAAGTGAGACCTGTAACCGTCCTCAGGATCTGCGATCACCTTGAAGGCGACGTCGTCCACTTTGAACTCGCACTCCACTTCGTCTGCACCATAGTAATCCAGTCTGGCTCCTCGCAGATTGAGAAGGTGCATGCAGACCAGCTCATAGTACTGGACGGGCATGTGGAGATGGGTTTCGACCATCCAGTTGTTGAAGTGATAATCCATCAGCTCAGTGGTGTCAGATACGCCGTCAACTCTCGTACGACCTGCTGAAAGTCGGTCGCACAGAAGAGGAGCGGTTGTGGGTTCATAGTATCGTAGGGAGTATTCTTCATTTCCTCGATATCAAAATTGCGCAGAGGCACTTGGCGAATGGAAGAGAGTTCATCGACTGAAGAGAGCAGCCCGGCGCCATAAGCTCTGAGGCTCTCATCTCTGCCCTCGAAGCATACACCAAACTCTATCGTATGCCAGTACACCTTAATTAGATCTTCCACCAGCTCATCGCTCGCTTTCTGTGCAGCTCTACCGAACAGTCGGCTGATCTTGCGCATGTCTTCGTTTAAGAAGAAAACTGCATGGCCGAAGACCTCGTGTATCACATCCGGCTCTGGCGTGTACTCCGGTACCGAATGATGCCTGATGTATTGGGTACACAACATTGTGTCATTCGCCAGAGCCTCTAAGAACTCGCGCGGCGGAACTAGACCAGCGACCGGTGACAGGGAGAAGCAGTAGTCAAATAACTTCTTGTTCAGCGCAGAGAACTGCGGGATGCTAGCGTCCCATAACTCAAAGTTCTGGAAGCACTTATTGTACTCCTTACATGCAAAATGAGGATACAAAGCTTGAAGTATGTGTGAGACTCGCTGCCACACTTCGTGCTCTTGCAGTACATAAGGCACTTCCGGAATCAAGTCCCCTTGTTTGTAAGAGTCTGCGATGGAAGCAATCTCACTGCGTCGAGCTCTGTAGGCCGGGTCGGCAAAACCGGGGTGGCCCTCACGAAGCATCGCTAACAACCTCCAATGCATCGGCCGCCCACTTCTCCGTCTCTCCAATTTGGGGCCAAAGAATGCTAATGGTCTGGCCCACTGCTGAGTGGCGCACGCCGATCACGATCCCGATCCACCCTCTACGATCCAACTGCGAGCCGCCGTAAATTGGTGGCGGCTCGTACTGAAGCCTTACCAGGTCATTCAGGTGGATCATTCAGAACCTCCAAGTTTCGGATGGGCCATGGGGAAACTTCTCCTGTATCCCAAGAGACGAACCACTCCTTGCCCTCGTCGAGCTCATCGCCGATCCACCTGACCACCCTGTCGACCAGTACTCCGATGTGTGGTTGACCCGCGTCTCCAAAGAGACGATTCGTCACGAGGTCACCTACTTTCATCCACTACCTCCAGCTCAGAAACTCGAAACTTCCACAGCTCGTTATTGTGCAACACTTCGACTCCGTCTCTTTCTTGGTTGATGCCTATCACAACCCCAGGAATGCTCCAATTTTTTGAGCCGTTCCAGAGAGAGTTATAGAGCCGACGAACCAAGGCTCCTACTTCCAGCTGCTTCATGGAATGTTCACTCCATCCCGAATCACCACCCACTCTTTCCGCAGATTGTGAATATTGGAAGATGAGTACCCATGATCTTCTCGCCAAGTGCTATCTTCGCCTAGGCCATCCGTCCACTCGATGAAGACGGACTCGTGACCGTGCTTGTCCTTCTTTATCTTGTGAACGAGGCCGAAGCGACGAGCTTCACCGGTACGTGGGTTCTTATGAACAATGAGGTCGCCGATGCGCGGCATCCTCCGGTTCCAATCACTCATAGCTTGATGTCGGTCTCCACGTGAGGCGGCAGTTCGCCGTCTACCATCCCGCCTCGCACATAGATGATCTTGCGCACGAGCTCGAGGGGAACCCAGCCATAAACGGTCCCTTCCAAATTTGAAGGATCCTCCGCGTAATCCACCAGTTCCAGGACCGGGTAGCTGGGAAACCCAACCTCGACCGCTTCATACGGTCCTTCATCGTCCCTAGGGCTACAGTAGGCCCCGTGGTTCGCTTGAACGCTCATCTCCAGCCCGTCTGCACAAACTACATGTCGATACCGTTTCTTCATCTCACTCTCCTTCGACGATTACTTCCACAGGTACACCCAACTTCTGGGCGTGTTTGATTGTATTATCGGTGCCACCTTTTCGATCCGCAGCGACGAACGCATAGATGATATCAGAGTCCTCGGCGATCTTGAGGTTTCTTGCATGATAAGCCTGCGTGTAGACCCAGTGAGGGTTACTGCCGGCCGGAAAGTAAGGCAAGTGTTCTACAACTTCTAAGCCTCGAGAACGGGCGGCTGATGCTGCCCATTTATCAACGCCGCGGCAGCCTCCTGAGACGATGACTGAGTCTGGGGGCAGCTCGTTTACCAGAGCTTCGACCATCTCACGGTTTTGCCAACGTCGACTACCGACGATTCCAACTTTCATGCGATCACCTCTAGGTCCCTTTCGTAGTGCCAATCAACGTTCCTATCATACCCTGCGTCTGGGGAAAACTGCACCAGGAAAAACTGTCCCATTACCCCAGATTTTTCGGCTCGCACGCCTGTCTCTATCACCAAACCAGCGTTACCATAATCATCATATACCAGATCACCGATCTTCACAAGATGAAGACTTCCTTCTGTTTTCGCGTGAGCTTCTTGAATGCTGCCTCTGCCACACTGGCTGAAGAGCGATCATCATGATCGGTAAAATACACAAGCCTCACAGGCCTTCGTGGCTTGGTATACTTCGCACCACGATTTGTGAAGTTGTGCTCATGGAGCCTTCGTGCAATATCAGTGGTAATGCCAGCATAGAAAGAACCATCCGCGCACTCCACCACGTACATGCACCACTCTTTGCTCACACGTTACTCTAGGTCGCCATCATAGATGGGCGGCAGGTCTCCACTAAAGCACGATGGCGGGGGGCCGAGCCTGGCGTACGCCGGCGGCCTCGTCCCGGGATGGCGATCCTCCCACACAGCCATGGCAACGTCCATGGCCTCTCCCCACCGACCGTTGCTGGCCAGGCGATCCTCTTGGTGGGTGCTCAGAAGACGATCGACGTGATCGTTCAATTGCTTATCTGTCATGGATGCATGGATCACGCTGCGGACCTCACCATCTTGATGTGCTTGCACGGCTTGCGCCAACGACGATAGCCCCAACAGCCACAAGAGGCGTTGCCGTCCGGGTAGAGAACGACAGTGTACTGATCGTTGCTAGAGCCAGTGACCAGGTGCGTCTCGATCTTGCCCGCGGGCTCGGCCACAGCGATGGTTGGACGGGACCAGTCGAGGTCGTCCAGCGTCGTATCCTCTGGCACTTTCACCCATTCGCCGCCGGCTGCTGCATACCGTTGCGCACCGACTCGAAATACTGTTGGCGGCAGATTGCCAGTGATCGCGATCTTGTTTCTCAATCGCTACCTCCTGTTCCCGCAATGTTCAGGGGAGGAATCAAGCCGGCATCGCGAGCTTTGTCCAAAGCTTCGAACGCTTCTTCGACTAGAAAGCCGGCTGTACCTTGCCGCGAAATACACGCAATGACCTTTTGTGCATTCAAGACCAAGGCTGCGACTGCCTCATGCTGTTTGTTGTTCATGATGATCTCTCGCTCAGTTACATGGACATTATACCATGCCTGGCGATTGTTTACACCGGAATGAGGATGTTTCGAATCAGCCGGGTGCGCCGTATTTTGAGCCAGGAGAAGAGAGCCCGCGCCCTGTGAGAGAAGGAGCCGAAGGACCCGACCCTAAAGCGTCAATGAGAGCCAGGCTGACATCTTGGGTCAGCCGGTCGATGACACGCGCACGACGTTCATCATCCATCTCTCCCACCTTTTGAGACCGACGATTGGCAAGATCAACGAGCAGCTTATCGACCCATTGGCTGATCCGCTCTTTGTGCTTGTAGATGTCTGAAGCGGAAGCTTCGCGTCGCTCATGCAAGAGCTCTTCACGAATGATCCGTCGGAGCTGGCCTTCTGTGATCCTCATTAGACATCCCGTGCACGTAAGTGACAATGGTAAATATGAGTTCACCCCTGGTTTTAGTCCGCAAGATCCAATTCGAATTCGGATTCGTATGTGGCGGTACCATCCGACCACAGCACTACGAAACCGTTGACATCCTCACTAACGTTTCCTATCGACGGCGGAGGCTGAAAAGCTACAATGATCCCGTACGGTTGGTCACGTTCAAACCCGTAAGCTCTCATTACGAGGTCACCTATCTTCACTGATCACCTCGTAATCTTCTGGCCAACAGTTGGCAACTCTGCCGTTTGGAAACAACACCTTCATCGCTTGGTAGGATGGATCACGCTCTAGAATGAGTAGCGGCGCCTCCGTATAATCCATGTAGGGGTCACCTTTGAGAGTCCAGAACATCCGCTTCTTCATCCGAACCAGGTCACCTACTTTCACGTAGCACCTCCATGCTGGTATCGAGCATGGAACCCAAGGACCCGTTTGCCCACAAAACTTTACAACGAACACACAAGGGCCCTCCGGGGCCAAAGGATTTCGCCGGCAATTTCTCCACTACAATACCAACGTACGGAGAGAAGTCTGATCTGACCAGATCGCCTACCTTCATACGGGCCGCGTTTCCCTTTGCACAGCACCGGTCTCATAGTCGACCAGGTACCAGGCGAAAGTGCCCATGTGATCATCGTAGAAGTTGGACTCATTGATGACGTAGAGCTCGTCGCTGTCCAGGAGTTCTGTCACGGGAGGGCCAGAGACCTCACAACGGAAAATCGGATCGTACGGCGGCACGTGAAAACTGCGAATGCCGCCCACTGCTTGGGCTTGCGTAATCAGCAGCGCCAAACTGGTGGTGGTGTTTTCTCGCACGTACGCATCGATGCGGGGCAACATGCTGTCGCCATCGTAATGAACGTAACAGCCAGTGATGCCGCCGTCTGCGTGCTTGACCCCTAGTACTGCGTGTGTACTCATGCATCCCTCGTCCGTCAGACAATACCATTATACGATGCCCTCAAGAAAACTGCACGTGGGTACTGTTTTTTGCTTAAAGAATTCATATTTATACACCATGACAGACTATCGATTACTCAGACGCCTGATCAGAGAGACTCTACTCCGAGAGGGGGTTTACGATCCAGGCATCCTAAAAGCTGTATTCCTAGCCGGTGGTCCGGGAAGTGGAAAATCTCATACCGCAAAACTGATATTCGGACTGGACCCGGACAGTGTATATCAAACTGCAACAGCCAGCGGATTGAAGATCATCAACAGCGATCCTGCATTCGAACACTTCCTACGAAAGGCCGGAGTGAGCCCAGGCGACTTGGCTAAAATAGCAAAGGAAGACCCCGAGCTATCGTATCAGTTGGGCATGGATGACAAGCGGGGAGTGCCCCCTGATTCTCCGAGAGGCATCGCTAAAAGGACCAGAGACACCCAGAAAGCCAACCTATTATCCGGAAAAGTAGGAGTCCTTCTCGACGGCACCGGCGATAATTACGAAAAGATCGCCAGGCGAAAACAAGAAATGGAAGACTTGGGCTACGACACCCACATGCTCTTCATCAATACCACGCTGCCAGTGGCTCAGGAAAGGAACCTTGCACGAGAACGAAAGCTGGAACCTGAGATGGTAGCAAGTATCCATGCTAGCGTCATGGAAAACCTCGGCGCCTTCCAGCTGCTCTTCGGCCGCGCGGATTTTGCCATCATAGATAACACTGAATACGGCCCGATAGAATCTGAAGTCAGTGAAGCAATCGACGATTGGTTAGCCCAGCCCGTCCAAAACCCAATTGGCCGCCGATGGGTAGAAGAAGAACTAGCCTACAAAGAGCACGAATTCGGAAAAGAGGACATCGAGAGGAAAGCACCGGGAGTCGAGCAGCGAACCTTAGGCACCGGTAGAAGAGCACCTGGCCGGCCAGGTGCGGGCGTGCAAGGACAATCTAGCATAAACGATCCCATTTCTGATGCTGAAATAGAAAGCCTGCGTAAGAAGCATAAGAAGCAGAAGGAGACGGGCTTCTAAAGCTGGCCATCTTTCTTGAGCTTAACTGACTCAGCCAGATCGTGCAGTGCCGACTCGGGCAACTCTATCAGCTTGTCTCCTACCAACAGTTCACACAACCAATATAATTTTCCGCCGGCTGTATCTATGGTCCGACGGCCGACGACGACAGCCACCTTACCAGACTGCGAACCGCTGACGAACTTCCACAGTTCCATCAGCTGTTGAGCCGCACGAGCGACTTCCGAAAATAAACCGGGTCCAGTTCACATCCAACGAATCTCCTCCCAGTCTTCTGCGCAGCGTACGCAGTTGAACCAGAACCGCTGAAAATGTCGAGCACTGTATCACCCGGATGGGTGTTCGCCAGAATGATTCGCTCGAGCAGTTGGACCGGCTTCTGGGTGGGGTGCCAACCGCAGTACTCCTTGGACGTCGTGTGGTTGTTCTTCGTCCAGACGTCCGTCGGAATCTTTCCTAGTGGATTGTTCTGTGCCGTCTTTCGTACGTTGGTCTTCATCTTGTAGGGAATCCGCACCTCGTCCGGATTGAACAGAAACTCCTGCCCCTTCGAATACATGAGCAGGTCCTCGTGCTTTCTAGGGAAGGTCTTCTTGGTTCGGCCGCCCCAATCGTAAGCCCATATGATCCAGTTCTGGTAGGTCATCTCGTCGAGGCCATTGAGGACGTCTAGCTTGTAGCGTAAAAAGGTGTCGGTCTTGGTCGTGCCCCAGACGTACATACACCTGTTCGGCTTGAGCACTCGGACGCACTCGTCAGTCCACGCTCGGCACCACTCCAAATAACCGGTTTCGTCTTCCCACTGGTTGTCCCAGTCGTTGGCTACGATGCCGAAATAAGGCGGGTCCGTCAGTACTAGATCGATGGAATCGTCGTCTAGGGTACGCAGGAGCTCCATGCAATCTGCATTGACGAGCGTCATCGCAGTCAGCGCTTCTTTTCCAAGAACCTCAAGATGTCTTGAGCATGAGCTCCTTGTTCTGCAGCCTCTAACAGTTCCTTGATGATGCCCGAGTGATCGGCAACCCCCTGAGGATAATTGAGGTAAAGGTTGATCTTCGCCTCAGCCTCTTTGATCTGTGATCGACAGTGTAGCCTTGCAGCCTCTAAGAATTGTTGTCCGTCAGGAGGGTAGTCAGATTTAGCCATATTGTTCTCCAGGTGCAATCAACCATATCTGGCCAGGCACACTTGTTCAGCAGCTCGCTAGCATTTGTTACATCGAAGGCAGCAAACTCGCACGTGCCACAACAAGGGATCCCCTCTGTTAACTGCAAAAATTCCTGGAGCTTGCCCTGCAATAGAGCAGCTCGCACGTCTGTGGTTGTGATATTCTTACAGAAGCAGACGACCATTCGAGCGATTCAGTTGACGTCGCCCGGCTTCCAGATTACGCCTTCCAAGACTGAGAGCGTAGGCATCGCCAGGCCCAGGACGTATGTCAAGATCAGCTCGTTGCATGCGGCTTGCACTAGCGCATCGGGAGCCGTCTGACGCGAGGCCACCAAGGCCAACAGAGACAGGTCTGGTAAAGGCCGTTCCGCATTGACGAATTCATCGACGAATCGCGTGGTCTCGTTTGATGTCATGATCGATCCTGAATTGGTCAGATTGAATTCCACTCTATGCCTTCGCTGCCGGCTTCATCTTCATCACGAAGTCCCGGTTGTCAGCGTCGAAGAGCAGGTTGGTGCCAGGAACCAGAAGCCATCCTCTCTTGAGCCGGCTGACTCCAGGCTTTGCAGCCTCGCCGTCCGTGATGATGATGTAACCATCGAAGCGGCTGGCGTTCTTGTTGGCGTGCTCGGTGACGCAGGTGAAGTCCGTGCCTCCGCAGCGGGTCCGGCCAGCTGCCGGAGTCTTGCCGCGGCGCCACTCGGTCTCGCTCTTCTCGTCGACTGCAGTGTCGAAGTGGAAGGTGGTGAACTCTGCGCGACGGGCCAGGTTCCGCAGCTCTCCGAATGCCAGCTCCAACTCGCTGTTCCCCACCGATCCGCTCTGGTCGATGTAGACTGCGATGGAGGAGGAGTAGCCGCGCTCGGTGCCAGGGTGGATGCCCGTGTACTTTCGATTGAGGCGACGCACGTTGCTGCGTCGATCCGCTCGCCGGCTCAGCCCACAGAACTTGCGCAGCACCGACCGCCAGTCGACCTCTTTGCTCACCAGCTCTCGAAGCACCTGTCGAGTGCTGCCGCCAACCGATCCCCATCGACCCGTCCGGTCACACTCTTTGACAGCGTCTTCGACAGCCTTAGCGATCTTGCCCTTGAGCAGCTCTCGCTCCTCGTCTCCGAGCTCATCCCAGCCGTCGTGAGAGTCCATGTCGCCAGGCAGGCCAGGCGTTCCGTTGCCGCAAGTGCAGACACCGTCACCGGGCTCTCCGTCGCAATTGCCGTCGCCAGGCTGGCAGTTGCCGTCACACTGGCCAGCGCCGGAGTTGCCCTCTTGGATGTCCTCGGCAACCTCCGGGTCTTCCATCAGCTTCGTGAAGTACCACTCAGCCGACTCGCCGGGCGGCAGGGAAGCGATCTTAGCCGACACTCGCTCGTAGCGGGCGACGGCCTCAGCTCCCATCTTCTCGCGATCCTCTTCGGTCAGCTCCTTGAACTCTTTGCCCGGCACCAGGCCGCCCTCAGGCAGCTCGCTCTCGGGGATGTCCGAGTTGATGGCCAGGTCAGTGGCGTAGTTGTGAATGATGTGTGGAGTCATCCGCCGTGAGGTGGTGTGCTCCAGAGCGAGGTGCATGGCCTCATGCTTGAGGAGTCCCTTGACCTGCGCAGCCGTCAGGCCGGCGAGGAACCGAGGGTTCCACCACATGTGGACATCGCCGTCCTTGGCGAGGACGCCGGCAGTCGGGATGGCCTCTGTGCGCTCGTAGTTTACGCCGCGAAGGACCCCTGCGAAGAAGGGCTCTTCCAGCATCATCTTCACCCGATGCGGCTCGAGGTCGAAGGCGGCAGCAAGCTGCTCATCGACGTGACCGACCGGGGCGATGTCAGTGCTAGTGGTTTGTTTGTTCACTCAACTCTCCCTTACAACACCATAATACCACAGCTGTGGACCTTTTGCACCGGGGCGACGATCTTTATCTATTAGCACTCGCCACCAGAAACGGCATCGCGAAAAAATCGAAGACCAACCCTAATCCGCCCAACCCGCTTGTGAGCAGATAGAGGATTGCCGAGGCCGGTTTGGCCAGGTAGAAACGATGGACTCCGAACGAACCAAAGAAGAAGAGGAACCCATAAGCCCACAGAATCGACTTTTTTTCCACAAGCGCCTCCGTTGCAGCACCATCATACTACGCTTTGACGAGACTTGCACCCAGGATTTATTTGATCCTCTTTTCACGAGCTGTCGCTTCCAGTTCTTTGAGAAAGGATCTTCTCATATCGTTGAGACGCTTAAACTCTGCACGGCGCCGAGCATCGACTACGAGGCCCTTTGGCTTCTTGACTTCTCCGTCGATGAGCATCTCATCGAAGTTGTAGAACTTGATGCGTGAATCTTTAGCCGAAGCTACCGACGAGAAACTCAGTAGGGACAGGACTAAGATCGCACGAAAAACATTCACGCATATTAATTAGTCCTCTGCCGGCAGAGACGGAGCACATTTTTCACACACTAGACGCAGAACGTCACCTGCGCAATCCACGATCCACGTATCTGCGTCACGCACCAAATCAAAACCAGCACTACACTCAGTACATGCAGTCGGCAAACCAGACATTGCATCGGTTACTTCTTGCAGCTGCTTTTTAGCTTCTTTGACGTGCTCTTTTTCTCGCTTCCTCTTGAGTTTGCGTTCGATACTAGACACTCATTTCCTCCCAGTTTCCTTCGTAATTAGTGTATCGCACAGTGCTAATACCAACATCACGAATGAGCTCCATGCAGTGATGACACGGTTTAGCCATGGCAAACTCATGGGCACGCTTTAAAAATCGCATGACTTCCAATGTGTCTCCAGGTCGTGCAAACCGTAAAACATTCATCTCAGCATGCATGTGTGCACTGTACGTACCATCCGGATACTTCCGCTTAAACCTCGGGTGCGTTTTACTAGTGTTTGTTCCCAGCCTGACCACTCTTCCTCTTCTGCGCAGTATGGCAGCTAAGTGATACGTTTGCCCGTTGTTTAGCGCTCGATCACGCGCTCGGTAATACACTCGACATGTTACCTCCAAAAATGCTAATTCAATATTAATCAGCAGAGTCTGATTTTACAAAATTCGGATGAGGCTGCAAATGTTGAAAGTCGTGCCCTCGAATGATTGCCACGGTACCATTGACTAGCACACGACGAATTCGTTGGTGCTTAGACAGTTGACGACGACGACCGTCGCGCAAACGATAAGGCCTTGGTCGACGAAGCTCTACATCGTCTCCTAAATAAACGATTGAGGCTTCTTGAGATATAAACCCCCACTCCGCCATATCAGCAATCACCTTAGAATGGATCATCAGCCTGAAATCTGGATGAGTAGAGTACTTGCGAAGCGTGCCAACCCACGGAGGGACCAGCTGCAACAACATACCCTTTTCTAGTTCTCCTACTTTCACAGAAGAAGTTAGGAAATACCAGCACTATCAAACGGGTCTACGAATCGATCAGTTGTAGGCCGTAGAGTCTCATGTAGCTCGAAACCGTGGGACCCATCAGCATGATGACCTGGAACTAGAGCAACGAGCTTGCAACCCGGATGCTTCTTCTCAACTTCCAATTTGGCATTGCCGCGAAGGAGCGGCGCCGAAATATTCATGACTCGAGTGGCAAACGTCTTCGACTCGATCAGGACGGCGGTATAAGGTCGTGCGTGCATATCTCTCCTTTAGTTAGCAACCACATCTTCAGTAACTTGTTGTGCAGCATCGCGTACGTCATTGGCGACGCCCAAAATGGCGTACCCACAAATATCTTCCCAGGGGCTCTCTCCGAAGGCATCCTTCCGATTGGCCAGGCGAAAGAGTTTGTCGATGACTCGCACGATGGCAAGTGCATCACGATACTGATCCGCTTTGATACCGTTTGGGTAGAGCACCTCGAGGATCTTGCTAGCATGACCGAACGAGTCTCCGTACGCTGCATTCTTCTCAGCAACCAAGCTACCAATACGATTGCCAATCTCCTCGTATACACTCAATGCAGGTTCAGTCATATAGATATTCCTTTCCGTTGATGCAGGTGCCCACACGAGCGGCCAGCGTGCTTTCTCTTGCGCTTGTCACACTGGCATTATATCACGGATCACCGCCAGTTTACATTCAGTGTGCCCACTTTTTGTATTATGAAATTTAGACGACTGTTACCTGAGCAGGTTTTCCATCCACCCTGTCACCATCGGGCCGCTAGTGCCTTCAGAAAAACTCACGACGACCATTTCTTCATCTAGCAACCACGCAATGGGCAAGGTGACTCCACCGTTGTTTATGGATCTGGGCAAAGTGGCCGCGGGATCTGACAGCACTCTGAAAGGGATGCTACCATACGTTTGAAGCATGTAATCTTCAAACGCGGCGAGGGTTGCTCTTCCCGCAGGCTGACGCGCAGAATCTTCGAACAGAGTATAGTATACTACGCCACCTCGATCCTTCCAGTCTTCAGCTATCATGGCCAAATAGTCAAACTCTACAATGCATGCGCCACACCACTCAGTAGCTGACACTACAAGGATCGCTTTGCTGCCGCAGTGACTCTTGATGTTGACGCCTTCCCAATCGGCGTTCGGATAGCGAGTCGATGGAAAAGTATCCCCGATAGAAAAACCGACAGGATTATCCAGGTTGGGACAAGCTACTGTAACCGGAGTCGATGCGGAGTCTTCTTGCTGGCTGGCGTCAACAGCTGCTTCGTTATTCGACGTGCTTACAGAGCCTCTTCTTTCTACTCCACACGCTACAAAGGCGGCTGCCAATACAATGCAGCCAAATTTTACGATAGTTTTCATCTCTTTTTTACCTCTATGTTAAACTCTTCTTTGGAGGCCCCCCGAAAGACATCTGACACAATCAATCCTCGGCTGCCGATATCGGGGTGGGTCCAATTCTTTCTGTCAAAAACGTAGTAACTGATATCGGGCTCGATACTATCAGGCAACGTCTTCATGAATGTTTTAGCGCGGCGGTGGGGCGTATCCCACTTCCTGACCAGTACGTGCAGGTGGGCAGACGAATTCTGGAGGCAGCCCTTCCACGCCCTATCCAGCCAGTGATCGTAGGTTGCATCGAGCCAAACGACGTGTTGGGGCTTAAGGCGACAAAGGCTTCCTTCTCGGGCTGCAGAGCTCAGGGCACTGCCTCCAGCTGAGTAGCCGGCAAATACTAACTTCAAGTCCCACGGTACACTACCATGGCGCATGAGGCCCCACACGTCCAAATGTTCCACCACGTCCGCCATGAACACTGCGAGAGAATTCTTCTCTCGCCACACTTTGCCCTGTCGCCCGCGGGGCGTCTTAGTATTGGTCGACCACGGCATCTCGGGAATCACCATTGCCACCGGTCGTTCTTCAGTCGATATTCGTTTGAGCATCGGAATGAGACGATTGCGAAAAGTCCTTTCGGAAAAACCGCGAAGTCCATGGAGCCATATGACTAAAGTCAATTGAGCAGGATGGGCGTGTTCGGGAACGACTAGTATTGTATCACGACGGCCGTTTTTATGCAATCGATCTCGTCCACCGTTGGTTGGTGAAACAAAGATCCACGAAGTCGAAGGGAATTCCGAATCCTTGATAGCTCGCTGCCATCGTTCAACAGTTTGGGGATAAACGCCCAAACCAGTGTATACGCTCTTTAGTGGAGGCCCCGCAGCAATCAACAGCGAAGCTGCTAGCAAAACAGCTATTCGCCTAAGGCCGGTCATCCTTCATGCCTTTGCCGTACCACCTGGCATTTCGACCGCGGACATCATAATGAGTAAACGTCTTGTATAAGCCCACTCCGCCTTTCTTCATCGCGCCCTCTGCAATCAACGCTTCGATGGCCGCCTTAACCTCCGTCGGCGTCAACCCGGCCACTTTGATATCGGCCGCCTTAGCGAGCATGTGTTGGCTCCTTCTAGCGCCACCTATCTTGCGATTATAAGCCGGAGATCTATAACCACTGATAACCCGAATCGGTTTCCCTAGCTGTTCTCGCAGGATCTGTAAATTATCGGCTAACGATTGGGCATTATCTAGGAGCTCGGAGGGCACATCAGACCCATCTCTGCAGCTAAACTCGCTCAAATTAAAATTTTTAGTGAGCTGGCCAGGCATTCCCTCAGCTCTCTCCGGAGGAACCGCCTGAACTACCGGTAGCTGACTCGGTTTCAGAATCTCCATCGCTGGGGGTTGTTTCGGAGTCTTCCGGGGGCGCACCAGCCACGCGATCGCCCTCTGGACTATGTTGAATAGTAACATGAACCATCGCATCAGGATCACTCCATTTAGTAGTTTGCCAATTCGTTATGACTATTACTTGTAAGTCTTGAACAGCTTCGCGCAGTTCTTCATTCTTAAATAAAAACTCAGCTATCGCAAGACGAACCTGTTCTTCTGTTAGCCGCGCCGTAGCTACGACTTGGGGTTGCTGCTCTTCACTCATCTTCTCACCTAATTGATACGTGCGATTTAAGAACATCGTCTAAACTTTTTACGATCGAAGATAGAGTCCATGCGGCATCCTGAGCTCTCATTTGAGCCATAGGGTTGCCCTTGCCTTCTATTTTTTCGAACTCTTCTCTGGCGAATTCTCTTAATTGCACTAACATTTTTACTTCTTTATCACTCATTTTTTCTCCCTGTTTCTAATGTAATGATATTACTATCAACATAAACCTTTATTTGAACTGATCAGCTTCGGTTGATTCTTCCATGGCCAAAGTAGATGCCTGCGCACCAGAAATGCACTGAGCGACGAGGTCAAAATAACCAGTCCCTACTTCTCTCTGATGCTTGACAGCCGTATAGTCCGATTCATCGGCAAGCTGAAATTCATCTTGCTGCAATTCAGCGTACGCTGACATGTCTCGCGCTTCATAATCCAAAGCTAATTCGAACATGCCAAAATTGAGAGCGTGAAAACCGGCCAATGTAATGAATTGAAACTTGTATCCCATTGCACTCAGTTCACGCTGAAACTCAGCGATGGTAGCATCATCTAAATTCTTCTTCCAATTGAAGCTGGGAGAACAATTGTATGCTAAAAGCTTTCCTGGAAACTCTCCGTGGATGGCTTCGGCAAATCTTTTAGCTTCGGCCAAGTCTGGTTTAGAAGTCTCGCACCAGAGTAAATCTGCATAATTCGCGTAACGTAAACCTCGCGCGATAGCCATGTCTAGGCCACCAGTAATGTGATAAAAGCCTTCCGGCGTGCGCTCTTTACTGGTAATAAAGGGCAGATCTTCGTCATCAATGTCTGTTGTCAACAACCTAGCACTATTCGCATCAGTGCGCGCAATCAAAACAGTGTCGGTGTCCATTACATCAGATGCTAATCTTGCAGCAATCAATTTTCTGATAAATTCTGAGCCTGGCACGAGCACCTTTCCGCCCAAGTGACCACACTTTTTGGCAGAACTCAATTGATCTTCAAAATGTACACCGGCAGCGCCGGCACGTATCATAGACTTCATCAACTCAAACGCGTTCAACGGTCCTCCAAACCCGGCTTCGGCGTCTGCTACGATAGGTGCAAACCAGTCCCTAATAGTCCGGCAATCATTTTCGGCCCATTCAACCTGATCTGAGCGCTGCAGCGCATTGTTAATTTTTTGTACCAACATTGGGACGCTGTGCACGGCATAAAGACTTTGATCCGGATACATGGCGTGAGAATCATTGGCATCGGCGGCCACTTGCCATCCAGAGCAATATATGGCGGGTACCCCAGCTTTTACCATTTGCATCGCTTGATTCCCTGTGACTGCTCCCATAGCATGAGTATAATCTTCAGTCAACAAAAGGCTCCACAGACGATCTGCTGCTGCTTGAGCAAAGGGAGCTTCTTCAGGCTGCGACCCTTGAAGCGCGTGTACTGCGTCAACGGAATAGGGGCGATCTATTGGAGGGACGGCTAAAGGGAGGCGGCTCATTGAATTATAATCCTTTCGTAGGCCGGGAGGGTTAAAAACTCAGGGAGCACTTCGGCCGTACAAAGCTCCATGAATAACTCAACTGCTTCTTGCAGTCGTGGAGAATCGTGCTTCTTTAGCACGAGCCCTAATTCCTGCTGTAATCTTCCCGGAGTAATGTCGTCGCCTTCTGCATCTTGCATCCCGTAACGTATCCATTGCCAAACTTGAGTACGAGAAATTTCAGCAGTCGCGGCGTCCTCCATAAGGTTGTTTAAGGGAACACAGCCTTGGCCTGCTAACCATGCTGCAAGGTACAATACACCTACTTCAACATTTTGCCTCAGGCCGGCTGCAGTAATGAGACCAATTGGAGGCCGCGTGAGTGAGACAGTCAGTCGCACTTCCTCAATATTACTCCATCCGTTCCTGAGTGACATTTGGTTGGCCCCCAACATGTGCTTACTAAAAATTTCTTCTGCCACTGGTACCAACGCTGGGTGAGCGACCCATGTGCCATCGTGGCCGCGCAAAACTTCGTGCAGTTTATCAAGACGCACTTTATTCATCGCAGCTGCATGACCGGCGATGTCCCCTTTGATCGGTATTTGCGCAGCCATCCCTCCCATCGCATGACACCCTCTGCGGTGGCATGTATCTACCAATAGCTTCGCGTACGCTTCCATAAACGGGGTGTCCATTCCAATGAGTGCACGGTCAGGAGTGACACGATCGGATGTGTCGGCAAAACATTTAATGTAACTAAAAATATAATCCCAACGGCCGCAATTTAAGCCAGCAGAATGATCTCGTAGGGCCCATAAAATCTCGTGCATTTGGAAGGCCGCCGGAAGGGTCTCGATCAGGACCGTGGCTCGAATGGTACCAGTAGGCCATTCGAATGCTTGTTCTGTCCAAGCAAAGATCTTCGCCCACCAAGCGGCTTCTTCCCACCGTTCTAATTTAGGTAAATAAAAAAACGGCTTCTTAGAACCAGCAGTAAAAACTTCAGCGTTGTGCCATGCATACAGCCCAAAATCAAACAAGGCAGCCGGAACCGTTTTACCATATAAAGAAAAATGAGCTTCTCGTAAATGAAGCCCCCTCGGCCGCACGAACAAGACGGCCGGATCATCTTGTAGCCTGTATGTTCCTTTAGTGGGATGCTCATAAGTGATGTGGCCTCGTAAAGCATCTTTAAGGTTTAAATGCCCTTCTAATAACGCCTCCCAAGTAGGAGATAAGCTGTCTTCGAAATCTGCCATATAGACTTTTGCGCCCGAATTAAGGGCATTAATAATCATTTTTCTGTCGGGCGGTCCAGTGATCTCTACTCGACGATCTAGAAGCTCCGAGGGCGGGGGAGCCACTCGCCAATGCCCTTTGCGAATTTCTAGGGAGTCTGGAAGGTAGCCAACGTTGCAACGGGGATCGGCTTGGCGATCTCTTCTTGCCGCCAAAAGATCATCTAGTTCGGGGCCAAAGCGTTGTACGAGGCTAGCCAAGAAACCTACAGCATCTTCAGCCAACACCGAACTAGCTAATTCGTGATCCACGTAACTCACGCCATTTAGTCTTTTAGTTTGAGGCACTATTTTTCTCCAGCACAGGGATGATTTCTTCTTCTAATATTCTAATCGTCTCTTCGGGCCCAGAAGTCGAAAATGAACCTCCACTCGAAGCCAGAGCTGACCATAGACTGTGATCATTGCCTCCGGGATCACACTTATCCCCTATAAACCAAATAGGGCGCGCAGAGAAGTGCTTCAAGGCATGCGTTTTATCCCACCCCTTTGGATATATGTCGATCGATGTGACTCCCCCCAGTGCAAACTCTACATCCGCGAGGCCTAAATCATCTAAAGCTCCCCTCAAACTCTCGCAAAGCCTCGCGCGAATATTTTTCTTTTCGTCTAATCTAGCAAAAGCCTCCCGATCAACAGAAGTTGCGTCACGACCTATGGGAGACCAATTCAACGTTGCTGTTCTATATGAAACAAAATTCCCTGTCACGTGATTAAATCCTTGGTTGTCGTCAATAAATTGCAACTGTAATTCCAAAATACGCCTAATCAAAACTGTGTATACACTCTCATCATTGTAAGAAGCAAGGTAATCTCTAAAATCCAGGCCGTACTCTTGAATAAACTGCCGATGTTCAGTAGACCAAACAAAGAGCTGCGTTCCATTACAAGGCATTATCGTAAAAGATGCAGCCGGAAGAGAAGCAATTGAATTCCAAGCCAATGCTGCTTGACTCTCTATATACGAAAAAGGACTCCCGCTCACGATTCCAATATCGGCCAGCCTTGAAAGTTTTCGAAGAACAGGAACCATGGACCACTCCAACGACTCTCTAGGTGGAGTAATTGTGCCATCAAGATCAAAGAGAATCAATGGTTTGTTTTTACTCACGGCTTCCTGCAGTTTCGACACACCAATACCTACGATTGTAACAATGGCCGCAATTGAGTTAACACTGGATTTTTAGCGGCGTTTAGTGCCTCAGCCGTCTTTTTAATTTGGCGTGTATAAGCACAGTAGAAGCGGGCTGAGCCGGAACCTTGAAAAGATCCATGCTGGTTTCATGAAGTAAATCAGACCCTTTTCTTTGGTTGCATCGAGTACAGGCTAATACTACATTTTTCCAAATATGTTTGCCACCTCTAGAGCGAGGCCGCACATGATCTACGGTAGATTCCGGAAGAGAAAGTTTCTCTTGACAATATTGACATTGACCACAGTCGCGAAGATAGAGATTCATCTTCGTTAATCGCGCTGGCCCGCAGGCGGTCTTTATGCGTGCCGCAATTACCCCGCTGGTGAACCTGACTTTAGACGGAAACGGATGAGGCCCTGACGGGGTACCTATTGTCATCTCTTTATAGGTTTCAACAACTTCTGCTCGGCCGCCACACACGGCAGAGAGAGCTCTCTTCCACGTGGTCTGGAACAAGGGTTCATATCCAGAACTTAACATTAGTACAGGCGCAGAGATTGCGCATGAGACATCATGCATAGATTACCTCAACTAACTCTATTTTTAACTATTCTGCTTATACCGCCTTACGCAAATATTGGATTACCAGTTTAGCGCGCCATCGACTTTGTGTTGTCGTGATGGGCCGATTACCAAAAGCCCTGCAGGAAGAACCCAGCAGGCCGCATAGATTTTTGAGCGCGGTAGCATGCTTACTATACGAAATAGATCCTTTGTCCCCGGAGAAAAGTGCTGCCTCATGAATGGCTCTTTTTAAGAGCTTACGAAATTTTCGCGTGGTTTTCCTGCGCTCTTTAGGAGATAATCCTTGCAACGATCGAAAAACGTACCCGGGCCCAGAACCGCAAAAAGGCACTACCTCTTCGTCTAGACACGCTAAATTGATTATAATTTCATCCATAGACGGCATTGATGACCTCATCTATCATGATCATTATAATTTTGAGTCTCAGATTTTACAAATCGTCATCTGGTTCGACATCATATAGCTCCTCTTCAAACATTTCCTTAGCGGATTCAATCACCGCAATTATTTCTGAATCTCCGGCTTCATCTACCAAAAGCTCGATCAGATGATCAAAAGCTCTTAAAACACTCAGGGAATCTCTTACCATAGGGTTACCTCCGAAGTAATTATCACTACTTTCCTAATTTGTAAATTATGCTGTTAGTAATAATTGTGGCTCAATTATTTTTACTCAATAATTAAACATTAGAGGTTTACCCTAATGAAGATCACCGAAAACCAACTCAGGATTATCGTCCGGAGCGCTCTAACCGAATTATTTGTTCGACCGAAGCATAGAAAATCGTTCTTACAACGAGCGCTAGGTGCTAAATACCAAGGCCCGGAATACAGTGGCGACCCGAGCGATCCGGGTTTTGGAGAATTCGAAGAAGAAAGCATGGACGAAGTAGACGAGCTCGATGAAATCAACACGCAACATTCTGGCAGGCCTGAGACGTTTTAATCAGAGTGTTTATCGTTATGCACGCAACGCTGTGCGTGCTGTCGATGTAACTCCTTTTTTGGGATTTCTATTCATCGCTAACATTATAGACGCCGCCCTTTCGCTGCAGTGGATAAAAATGAACGTAGCCGAGGAAGCCAATCCACTCATGGCGTACCTCATCGACCTAGACCCTAGGCTCTTCTTAATCGTCAAAATCTCTCTAATTACTTTATCGTGCATCATCCTATGGAGATTCAGCAATCATACTGGAGCGAAGATTTTCGCTCTACTTGCTGCAATTCTATATGCCGCCATTCTGGGCATCCACCTGGTCGGAGCTTTTGATGCCGGCATCTTGCTCGTACCTTCCCAAGCAGAGCTGGAGGAGAGGGCGTTGAGCCTATGGAACACCGTGTCGGAGTGGCTATCGCTGCACATTGTTAAATACCAAAATTAGCCATCAACATGATGCAGTTCATGCATTTTACAAGTAAGTTGTCGGCCGTCATCCAGTTTTAATACACAGAGTAATTCTTTCGAAGCAGTACCTCCGACTAGCCATTGGGGGTTATCTGCTGTTATTATCTCTACAATTATCCCTTTGATAGTTGCATCCAAAAAGGCTTGCACCTCATCTCCTACTCGCATGGCTCTCATTACACTTCTCCTTTGGTCTTATTACTCCATTTAAGCTTTTTAATGTGTTCCTCCAAGTACTCTTGTAGCACCGCATCGTTGTCTTTTGCCCAAGACTCCATTTCACTTGATTTCAACTCATCGAGCATCGACCACAAAGATTCATTTTCATCTTTGAGTTCTTTGATTAAGCTCAAGCAGTAGTTCAGAGATGTATCCACCCACACATCAGGTGAAGAGCCAGCTGGCCTGAGGCGGGTGTCGAGCCAGTCGCGGATGTCTCCTAGCCTCTCTTCATCTGACTTTCCCTCATCCGCAGGAGAGGGAGTTGTTGCCTTCAATTCATTAAACTTCATCGATAAGAAACCTCGCTATTGAGTCTAGTTTTGCTGTGTAAGAAGTACCGTAAAATCCGTATAAAGCGGCAGCCACGCTTGAGAGCAAAGAGTTTCCGTCTTGAGGGGTAAAAACAAACCCAGTGATTTTACTCATTGTTGCGGAATAATGAACCACATTGATGCTGGGCGCGCATACCACAGCTTGATTGTATATGCGACCGTAAAACCCGTGATCACGGCCAAAACTGAATATTCTATTGGCCGAGGCGTGGTGGGTAATAGTAATAAATTTATCATTAGCTACCTTTTCTAACACTTGTTCGGGTGTGAATATCCCCTTTACAACAACGGAAAACCTCACCATATGCATGTATTGCGAGTTAACTTTCAGCGCGCTGGAAAATATCGGCATCTCGTAAGACGTCTTAGTCTTGAATAGATCGCTCACGTCTCTGGCATGATGCGTGCCAAAGGTCGAATCAGAATGGCCAGTAGCTGTAGGCGAAGGAATGAACCCTCTATCTTGACTCGCATCATTTGCGCGGCGGATGCACACGAAATCGCCATCCAATACCTTCGTCGCGTCGTCCCCCGAAAGAGCCAGAATAAGCCGCGTAATTGCATGAGTATTGCAGCTCACGACTTGGATGAAGTTGGGCTCTTCTGTTACCAGCTCTGCATCGTTTACCCCCCACGCGAAAGGAAACCCAAACCCCTTTTCGCTGCCTTGAGCAATGAACATCTTATCAGAATTGTCTGCATGGGATTGATAAAACAGTTCCTTGTTGTCATTGCCGGCCGGCGTACAGTCGATCACTACTTGCGAAACTTCTAACGCTTGCTCCATAGTATGTGTTACTTCATGGCCCAAGCTTATGAAATTTTCCACCTGATCTTCGTTTACAACTAGTTGAGCCCCTTGGCTGATTAAGCTATTGACTTTAGCGATCTCATACTGAAGCGGAGTCCGCTTATGGAAAAGAACGCAATCGATCCCCAGCTCTTCTTTGAGTCTGGCTAGCAGGCCGATGAGAGGCTCCCCGATCGTTCCCGTGCCAATGACTAATACAGTCTTGCTCATTCGCTCCTCGATGCTGCAAGACAAATTCTACAAATGTTAGGTGGTTTGTAACAGAAGGGATTAAAATGCCACTGATTCACCACAGCCACACATGCCAGTCGCAGTTGGCGTATTGAACTTGAACCCTGTGGACATCAGCGTCTCCTCCCAATCGATCTCTGTACCGATCAAGAAGAGATAAGACTTTTTATCGCACGCGAGAGAAAGGCCGTCGTACTCAAAGAGGCGATGAGTTTTTTCTGGCGGAGGCTCTATGAACTCTATCTCATACATGAACCCAGAACATCCACCGGCGTTCAGCTTGATGTTGAGGACGTAGTCGTCCGGTTTGTTCAGTTTCTTCTTGAGTTCTATGGCTCGAGCGAGAGCATCATGAGTTATCGTTACCATGCTGATTCTTTGATCATCTCTCTTACAGTGCGCCTCAGGAGAGATTCGTTCATCCAGGCATCGCGTTTTTGATGCATGGCATATAACTCGTCGTCCCATGGGCCTTCTCCGCCGTACTTGATACAGTTGACTATTGCTTCTTCAGCAGTAAACTCTTTGTAGACTTCAGGCTGGTACATGTCGTAATAGAATTCTTTATCGATTCCACCTGGCTTAGTCGCACTTGTTTGGTAGTCAAAGACCAGGTCCCCCATCTCAACCCAGCCATGGACAATGGGCTTCGGTGGGCTCTTCCATTTATCTGTTACAGTGCCGTGGACGACCTTGAACTTGTCCTTGTTGTTGAGGTCTCTATGTTTTTGTGGGGCTCTACCTGGCGTACCTTTTATGAAATGATTCTCAAACCATTCATCAGCTTTTTGATACGCGAAAGGAAAACACAAGCCAGTCGGTTGAATATTTTTTGGCACTCTGTTACTTCCACCCTGATCGAGGCTGCTCTAGATCAGGCTGCTGTGTATAGTCGATCGTGATCTCTGTTCCTGGTTCTAAATCGTTATAAGGAAAAAGATGCCTCTCGTTTCCGATCCACGCATTGTAACAAGTGGGATTGCTCGAATGATTGTGGTACTTTCCGAGCTCAGTGACATCGTAACGGCCCGAGGGCAGTAAGATCTGCGCAGCACCTAGGTCAGCATCGGCCGATATCGGCTCCATTGCAAAGACGCCTAGGCCTTGAATAGGAGAATTACGAACTGCTAATGCCTCAGAAATCGTGAGGCCTCCATCATTAGATTCCAAGATCCAGCTTCGGATGCATTCACGCAGCATCCCCATCTTTATCAGATAGTCGCTCACCTTCTTCAGCTGCGCTGGATCGCGCTCGGATTCATAGCCCGGACGGTCCAAAAACAGGTCACTGCGTGTGGTGGATCGAAAAGCCATGTCTACCCCTTGATGTAAGCCGTCCAGCTCCAGAGTGCGCGCTTCTCCAGATATGTGTACTTCCTTTCGTTGGCGTACGCTTCACGCTCAAAGGGGCTCTCACGATAGGCCGTCTTGGCGTCTTTGTATTTCGCTAAGCCCCTGATCCAAAAAACTACATATAACAAGAAAAAACCGAAGATGAACAGTTCTAGCTGTTGGTGAAAATGGATGGTCTCGTGGCGGCGTTGCGTCTTGGAAAGCTCGCCCCTACAAAAAATTAATCCTAGGAGGCTTATGGCTCCTATTTCTATGGGAGCAATCTTCGACAACCAGGCTGGTATATTGCTATTCTCGAAGATCTTGGGGCTTTGCTTCGAGATATATTTTTGTAACCATCCCACGCGCGCTCACCCGCCGCTAGCGTACGGGCTCAGCAGAGTTTTGATCTTCTTCTCTAGGCTACCAGCTAAGTCGCCGGCTTCAGCTGCGGCAGCCGTCAGCTGCAGTATGGTCATGACTTCATCTGTTTGATTGGGCGGCAAGTCTGGCAGCTTCTCTTTGACGAAGTCTTGCAATGTCACTTTTGCTCCAGATGCCGAGAGCGATTCCTGCTCTTGTTCATTCAGTTGCTGTGTGTGGTATTTGACGATGATAGTCCGTAGTTCTTCACGAATAACTCTTCGAATCTCTTTTTCAGTGAACATATTATACACTCCTACACTGTTTTCTAAGTATTTATGAAGTTCACTAAAACTTCAACAATGCATGTGGAGAGCTCTCAGTTTGCGATGCATGCGTCTGTTCAATAAAGCGCGACCTAGCCCTTAGTTCCATTAAGTTGTATGCCCCTGTGTAAGAAAGGCCACTGCGAACCCCCCACTCTAAATCATGCAATACGTCAGCAACGGGCCCTTTGATCGTTACAGTAGTTGAAACGCCCTCTATAGAACCTATCTTGCCGCGCCACGCCTTTTGTGCTTCATGAGATGCCATCCCTCTATAGATCTTACGAGGAGCACCGTCATTAGTTCGTAAAATCATTCCGGGAGTCTCATCGGTTCCTGCGAGCAATGAACCACACATGATTACATCAGCTCCGGCCGCCAAGGCTTTGACCATATCTCCCGAGTTTTTGATGCCTCCGTCTGCAATGAGAATGGCGTCACGATCTGATGTTGCACAGTCCAATACACTCTGCAGCGTAGGAATCCCGTGGCCCGTCTGTACTCGAGTAGAGCAGATCGAACCACCGCCGACTCCCACTCTAATACTATCCGCTCCCCAATCAGACAAGTCGTTAAAGGCTTCTAACGTGGCTACATTTCCTGCCATCAAATGAACTGATTTGCCAAAAATATCACGCAACGTCTTTAGTGCCTTTTTCATCAATGCATGATGCCCGTGAGCAACGTCTAAGCAAAATATTCTACACCCAGCATCATACAGAGCAGTCGCTCGATCTTCGAAATCGCCTGTAATTCCCACGGCTGCTCCAAACACAGCCCCCGATTGAGCGGTTACAACCTCTTTGACCATAGAAGCCTGTTCTTCAACAGTATTGTAACGATGGAGAATCCCCAAAGCACCTGCCTTATGCATAGCGATGGCCATCTCTGTGCCTGTCACTGTATCCATGGGTGCCGAAATAATTGGAAGCCTCAAACGATCCTTTCTCCATCTGGTCAATTCAGTGGACAAATCGATCTGAACTCGAGTTTCAATATTGCTGTACCGCGGCTCTAACAAGACGTCATCAAAACAAATCGCGCGTCGCACGTCTCCTCCTTTAAGCATACACTCAACCAAAAATAAAAACTACTAGACTGCTGTATATAGAAGCAGGTTTATTTAACTACTCGTAAACTTTGAATGGGAATTTTTTTCACAATGCGAGAACCGAAAAGAACATCAACTACTTTAGTTTCGTAAGCGCCAGTGGAGAGTTTATCTATGGAAAGCACACAGCCATAAGGACCTTTAATTATTATACCTGTTACAGCCTCCGATTCTCCCTCTTTATCAATAACTTCGAATAAAACTAAACTCCCCCTAGTCATCCAGAGGGCCGACGTCTTTATGGGTTACTACCCAGCTTTCTCCCTTGACTAAGACCTCGAATGTAGGCGGTGTTTCGGTAGGAAACTTTCTTAATATGATCCCTGGAACTCGGTGCGCGCGCGCATCGCTTCTATCCAGCTGCACCATGATCAGATCACCTACTTCCACGTAGATAAATATCACATAGACTAATCCATCAAGGTTTGGAACCTTTGAGCTGTTTCAGGATCTACTTCGAAACACGCAAGATACTTGTTTTCAGGTTTCACTTCATCAGCTGATGTCACGGGACGCCAGCCTAAGCAATCACGATTCCACCCCAGGATCCTCTCGCACTTGAACCGCTCTACAGTCAGAAGACGCGCAAAAAGGTAGCCAGCTGCAAACGGAATGAGTATCTCAAACACGATTTTTCTCGTACATGTTCTTTACCGTCGTAAACAGGCCGGGGTTGACTCGCAGCGCATCTTGCAAGATATCGTTCCGGATGATGTTCCTAGTGTGGCAGCTCGAAGTGTTTGTAGGATCTTCGACGTGGGGATACTCACTAAAGCGCTGCCATAGATCCTCGGGAGAGGTTAACAGGAATGGCCGCAAGACCGACGCATCGGGGCGCAAGATTGGGGTAAGTGTAGGATTGCCTCGCAACGCTGAAAAGATCCACCACTCTACAGCATCCTTGAGATGGTGCGCAGTGATCACCGGGAGATCGAATTCCGAAAAAAACTCGTACCTCGCCTGGCGCCATGATGCCTCAGAAGCCTTACCATCTTTCGGGTATCGTCCTACTACGCACGGAATCCCTCTCGCTGCGCAAAATTCTCGTACGAATTCCTCTGCTTCATCTCCGTGAGAAGTACCGTGATTAAAATAAGCCACAGTAACATGGCGTTTGCCTCGCACCAGAAACTCTAGGGCCGACATACTATCTCTGCCGCCGCTACAAGCCAGTACTACTTCAATGGGGATCTTGCACGCAAGTCTGATCATGTGATTCCCTCTTCGAGAATTTAGAGATGCTTCTCTCGTTCTCGCTTTCGCTTCTCTCGAAGTGCACGTCGCTGGGCCTTTGTCTTGGGCCGGCCTCGTTGTGAGGGTTTATCACTGTCGTCGGCCTCTACCTTCTTTTCCTTAACAGGCTCACGCCATGTCTTGACGATGAAGGTGCCATCTGAATTCATGCGCTTGATCTTGACCAAAAGGTTTCGAGAAGTCTCGGCCAAGAGCTGGCTGCGGCGAGTATCAGCGGCCTCAAAAGTTGCGTGCTTGGAATCGTTCTTCCAATCTTTCATGAAATGACCCTAGCTTAGTGAACTAAACAAGAGTATTGAAGAAGGGGTTAATGTACAGCAGTTAAACTATCTGCAAACATCCGAAAAAATATCATCTAAATAAGCTCTTATTTCAGCAGCGGTAATTGCAGGATGAAGATCGTAACATCTTGCCGCAATATCGGCAGGAGAACACCACTGCACGTGATATCGTCTAGGAACGATCGCAAATACTTCCAACTTATCATCAGCTTCACAATTACCGATGGTACATGGATCCAAAGCTGCATTGACATCGGCTGGAGTGTAGTTGTGAAACGTCTGGGCCGATTCATCACTCAACACTACCGCCATGGGCCACGCATCACCTCTAAAAGCGAGATTTAAATTATTTCTGCCTACATCCACTACAGCATCATATTGAGGCTCTTCATTGTTGAGATTGCAACTGAGGCCAGCTAAGGCATTAGCAAATGTCAAAGAATCCACCAAGTTTATCTCTACATCAGGAGGGGACCTCCACGGATTAGAAGGGCTTGGAGTCCTCCCTGGAACATTCACTAGTGCAAATCTATGTGGTGTATTAGCAAATTCCAGTACATAAGGTTGAATGCCTTCACGCAGTGCTCTAATCTTATTGCACATAGAACCAGAGCGATCGATGGCAAACACCATGTCCACCTTCTCGTGGCTATCCAGATCCTCGTCAATATCTCCGTCGCAGTCATTGTCGATCCCGTCACAGACCTCCTCTTCAGGCAAAGTCTGGCCTGCACAGAGAGCATCTATAAAAATACCATTAGACTCATTTCCCCACCGGCCCATCTGACACGTGAGCTGGCCTGGTTCGCATATGCCGATATTCACAGTCCCAGGGGGCCCAGTATAGCATTCAGCAAAAAGGCCTTCGTCAGTGGTTTGATCGCAGTCATCATCCCACGCGTTACAGACTTCTGGGCTCGGCGTGCCCAAAGTGGGGTCGCACTCCTCTTGCACTTGAGGTTCGTAAGCACATAACGCTTGGCACTCCGTAAAAGCGGTCTCAGTGCAATCTGGGTTGGTGCATACACACTCCATGAATCCAGCCCCACACACCAAACGCGGATTGCTCTGGCACGGAAGCAGCATTCCCAAGAATTCAGGAGGACACATGCACTGCAACTCTTCATCGACAAGCCCGTCGCAGTCGTTGTCCATGCCGTCACAGATTTCAGCTTGTGGCTGCGGAGCGTTGCAATTCACCCAATTGCCAGCATTGCACGTTTCGATCCCAGAACCACAGATGGTCTGGCACGGTTGGAACAGTTCTTCGTCGGTGGCACCGTCACAATCGTTGTCTACTGCGTCGCACTCCTCGGTTTGAGGATATAGTGCATCTTCACACAGCAGGTCGGCTCCGGAACACATCAACATGCCATAATCGCATATGCCGGCATCAGTGAGTCCGCATTGATCTCCTTCGTATTCCGGGTGGTCATCAACGGTCCCGTCGCAGTCGTTGTCCAGACCGTCACAGACCTCTGTCGCTGGCAGTACTTCATGCATGCACCCAGACCACGCACCATTCTCACATAATTCGATACCCGTCTTGCATGGGGTATATGAATTCAGCGGACTAGCAAACACTAGCCAATCTTGGGGAGTACCATCCGGGTCAGAGGGCCCAGACCAACACATTCTCTTGAGGCCTTCGTCTGTGTGAGCATCACAATTATTGTCCTTACCATCGCACACTTCTGTATGAGGGCCAACGGCACCAAGACATCCTCCTGGCAACCACACGTCGTCTTCTGTTCCTCCGATGGTATCGTAGCCGTCATCGAAGATACCCCACTGTGAGCCGCCAGTCGGAAGTGGGTGACAGATTTGTTTTCCGTACTTGCACTCTCCGTATAAGCGACCGACTTGAGTACTGTGCTCTTCTATTGTTCCCAATTCTCGGCCTTCTTCGTCTAACCAGCAACTCCTCTCTGGTATCGCCCAGTCAATGGAATACTCCTTATCAGCCGGCCAGCACTCGCATCCTTCGTCCACTCCCGTGTCACCAAAACCACAATTGACCAAATCGCCGTTAGAATCCTGCTCCTCTAATGGTAATGCAAGACAATTGCAGTTATTATCTAAGCCGTCGCAAAGCTCCAGGATGGATTCATCAAATTCTGCGTGTGGGTTGTCTAATTTACAGGAAGTATCGGGTGGAAAATCAGATGTTGAAGACCCGAACCAATTGACCAGTTCGTCCGTGCAGCTCATACAGACAATCGCTATTATCACGGATAATATGATTGCTGAACGCTTTTTGTGCATCAGAGTTTCCTACCTGCACTGCTCCTCATTTATCATCGCCAGAACCAGCCGCTTGAGACTCTGGGTAGACAAGCGGCGGCTTTCATTAAGGGAAACCAGGGGTTCATCGATGGGAAACGAACGTGTTAAGGAAGTAGAGCTAAATTGATAGTCTTCAATTGGAGCTTCGAGGTCTTGGGCATTAGTGCGCAGCACTTCACTCTTGGTATGCAACACCACTTTGTCTGCCAACAAATAGTCTAGTCCGTGATCCACCATCAGATCACGTGTAGACAACTGCTTAAGCGCATCTACCTCAGCAACCACCAAAGGTGCATTGTTAAGGGCTTTTATGACAGCTAATTCAAGGTCTACAGCTTCTGTGAGTTTTTTGCGCATACGTTTCGTGCCTCTATTTCAGTTTTAAATATGCAGGCACACGTTGTTTTGATTTGTTTGTCGTAGCAAACTGATTTTAAACGCATATTTTGCAAACTACGCCGTAAAACCTACTACTTCTTTTTACGGCGTTTGTTCTGGCCGTACTTCTTATGCCGTCGTTTGCGCTTTGATGAAGACTTGGTTTTCGGCCAAGAGGGTTTTGTCCGAAAACCTTTTTTTGGCTCTTCAGCAACTCTCTTGATTTTTTCTGTTTTATTTTTTTGGAGAGCTGCTCTCGTTTGCCGACGGATGCTAGTCTTAAGGGCACTCACTGCTAAGCGTCTTTTTGATGATGAGAGGCGATCCAGGTAAAGTTTTCCCACCAAATGATCGGTTTCATGTTGAACTATTCCAGAAAATGGGGCCGTTAATTGCACAATTCGAAGCTCGCCTGTTAAATCTTGATACTCTAGCGTGATATTCTTGTGCCTTTCTACTTCAGCAGAATAGCCGGGGACGGATAAGCATGCTTCTTCCCATGAAAATTTTTCTTGACCGATGAGATCAATTTTAGGATTAATGAGAACAATGGCCTCGGAGAGGATCGGATCTGTTTCTATAGTATCTGCTGTCGCAAAATCAGAAGCAATAACAACTAGCGATTTAGTAACTCCTATTTGAGTAGCAGCTAAACCGGCGCCGAACTCTACTTTCATCGAATCCAACATATCGTTGGCTAATTGAACAATAGAGCTATCTAAGGTAGTGACAGGCTCTGCCGAAAGGCTAAGACGCGGATCAGGCCACGTTAAGATGGTCCTCGCTGGCAAAAAAAACTTCTCCTAGGCAACGTGCTCAATGCAAAGTTCTTTCTCGAGAATATCTAGGGCTTGGTCAAAGTCTTGCACCTCTTCAGGTTTGAGTTTGGCCCTGATTTTGGCAGTACGCAAAGCAGCTTGAAAAGCTTTCGGATCAACCTTACTTTTAAATTCAGCTAATAATTGCTTTTTATCATCCTGCAGTAACTTAATTTCGTTTTCAATTCTAGAATATCGATCAAATAATTCATTGATCTCTTGATTAGTCGCCATCTTTTATTTTTCCTCTCGCTTATGATAAAGTATTCCTACCCAACACCCCATTGCACATAACAGCTGATACCAGGCTAGTTTTTCTTGGCCCCTAAAAAGACTAATGGGAAAAAGTACCGTATTAATACAAACACATACAATGCATAAATCAAACACTAGCTTTTTAGTCAAAAGTCGCACTAGTATCCTTGACAGTCGGAATCAGTAAAAGCTCTCCCTGGACCAACACTACATCATAAACCGCTTCGCCTGTCATTTCAGACTTGTAAGAGGTGATGAGCAAACCCGAGGTAGGAGCATTTATTGTTTTCCTCCCATTTTCCTCGACTTTATAATAAAGCCCCGGCTTAACTGTCAACAACTTCTTGGGTTGTATCGATGATGACAAGATCGTCATATTCCTTCTGGGGCGGATCATCATTAGAAGGCTCTTCGACCTCTGGCTCTAAGCCTAGAACTTCTTGGATTTCCTCGACGGGCGGCGGGATGATCCGTTTAGACCTAAAAAGCTCCAGGGCCTCGCTCATCGTAGAAACCCCCCGTAAGAAGGCTGGAAGGGTCGTCCCTCTGCGGGCCTGTACATACCTCCATTGTTTCATCATTTTCGTCTGACGTTGATGGAATTTAAAATATCTGCAATGCCAGCCTGAAATCTCGGGTCTTTAGCGGTCTTTTGGAGAACTTCTTCAGAGGTAGGCAGATCGTTAATTTGATGGACTGGTTTTGCAATCTTTTTCAGAGCCGACAAAAATACGTTTCGAGCGGTTGCATGATTCATCTTATGGCCGTTTTTAGTCATGACATTAGCGATAGTTCGGTAATCCTCTCCTCCGGCAAATGTCTTGTTCGTCGCATATCCATGCTCAGACTTATATCCTTTAGGCATTGGCATGTAACTTCTCCTTATGTTTTATTATAGTTCTGGCTCTGAAATCCCAAATCTCAAGCGCAGAACAGTTTCTTCTCGAGGGGAAAGCTCTGAGAGAGCTTCGCGAATGACAGCGATCATCTTACAGCGGTCCAACTCATCGCCTGGGTCTCTTGCGTCGTCGTCTACCAACACTTCGTGCAAACGACGATCAGAATTAGGATCCGATTGAAAGGCTGAGCTGTCCAGGGAAATTACCGACGAAGCAGACTTTATTAATGCCTGCAGGGTCTTAGGGCTCGTGCCTAGAAGATCGGCCACTTCCTTTTGAGTGGGTTTAAATCCGAACTCCTCTTCGTATTCTTCGATGATATTTTTCATCTTCCACAGGGTGCCTTTCGCATAAGAAGGAAGATTGATGGTACTTCCATGAGAAGCTACATGCTGACGCACAGCCTGTTTGATCCACCAACAAGCATAGGTAGAAAACTTAAACCCTTTGCGCCAATCAAATCGATCTACTGCTTTGATGAGGCCCAAAGAAGATTCTTGAATAAGATCATCTAAATCGCACCCCTTTCCAGCATACTTCTTCGCAATATTAATTGCCAGACGAATATTCGCCCGAATCATATGATCCCGGGCACGCTGGTCCCCAGCCTCAATTCGCTTTGATAGCTCTACTTCCTCTTCTCTCGAAAGCAAAGCAGTCTTGCCCACTTCTTTAAAATAAGCCTTTAGATCAGATGCCATTTTATCGCCTATCTCCTCGGGGCTGCCTATTGTGTTGGCTAAACTTGATTTCTCTTCGCTGTCTCATTTGCCTCTCATGATCCAGGTAACAATACTCTACTTCATGAGCGTGAGTGTCTTGTCCTAGGTTCCTAGCTTCTCGAATCGTCCTTTTAACTCTAAAAATATGACGTTGCAATTCGTCGTTTGTCATACCTCCTACCTCGTCCAATGAAAAAGTAACTACATCAAAATCGAATTTCTTGCCCATCCTGTCCTCCTATACTAAGCAGATTCCAAGCAAGTTTCTACCATTATAATACTCTTTAATAGCGATTTACACCCCAATTGCATCATAAAGTTTCAATAAGTCCCAAATCAGAGACTGTTTCCTCACTGTAACAGATGGCACACCCTATGAGTAGCACATTACAGGCCACTGAGACCGCGTGTTGTAACGCAGAATGAACCACAAGATGCGGATCAATAATCTTAAGGTCAATCATGTTACCAAAGCTATCTTGTGCTGCATCGTATCCCACGCCCTGCTTGTTTCGATGAACCTTTCTCACAACCATTTCCGGGATTCCTCCGGCGTTCTCTACAATTTGCCTCAAAGGAGCCGAGCATGCCTTGAGCAGCGCCTCATAACCCATCCTATAAGACTCAGATTCACACTTTTTAACTCGACATTTCGAAGCCGCACAGACTAAAGCAGTGCCTCCACCGGGTTGAATGCCCTCTTTTCTTGCAGCGCGCGCCGAATGGAGGGCATCGTCTATTCGATCTCGACGCTCCATCATTTCTCCCTCCGTCGCTCCGCCCACCCTGATGATGCCAATACCCTCAGACAACCTCCTCAGTCGTCGATTCGCTACATCCACCTCAAGTTGAGACGATGAGGGATCTTCTAAAATGGCCTTAATCGATACGATTCTTTCGTCGACTTTTTGGGCATCTCTTTTGTTTTTAGTTCCTATCAGGACTGTGCCATTTTTATTAATTACAACCTTGTCCGCATAACCAAGAAAATCGCTTACATCTTGACGTTCCATCAAACCGTCATCAATCGCTAGCACTTCTGCTCCGCATAAAGCTGCAATGTCTTGAAGCGCTATCGTCCTAGCATTCCCAAACTCAGGAGCTTTAATGGCACAAACACAGAGTGTCCCCTTCATGCGATTCAATACTAAGGTCTGTAAGGCTTCACTAGCTACATCATTGGCAACAATGAGAAGTGCGCTGTTGGTATTGGCTGCATACTCCAGTGCTGGAAGGATAGACTTAGCTGTGTTGAGCGTTTGGTTGTAAACCAATATGGCTACTCGCTCCAACTCTGCCAAGCCTTTCGCTTGATCAGTCACAAAGTATGGACTGAGGAACCCTCTATCTATAACAGCTCCTTCCACTATTTCCAAGGAAGTATCGAATCCTTTCGCTTGTTCTACTGAGATGGCGCCGTCGTCTCCTACGGCGTCTAGCGCTTCAGCGATCAATTCTCCGATTGTAACTTCTCCATTAGCAGAAATAGTTGCCACACTAATGAGATCATCCCGGCCGTCAACACCCAACCTCGTTTGGTCTAACGCGCTTAAAACATCTAGCGACGCAGCTTCTATTCCAGCACAGAGCTGCCTAACATCAACATCAGTAAGAAGGAGTCGCGCGCCCTCGTGCAAGATAGCTTGTGCCAAGACTGTTGCAGTAGTGGTACCATCCCCAGCGACTTCAGCAGATCTTTGAGCTGCCTCCTTTACTAGTTGGGCACCCAAGTTCTCGAAGGGATCCAACAGCGATATCGCATTAGCCACAGACACGCCATCCTTAGTGAGGTGCGGAGGTGCCCCAGGCCGAAAAATAGCAACATTTTTTCCTTTGGGCCCTAAAGTAACTTTGACTGCATTGGCCAAAGTATCAACCCCACGGATAATCTTACTCCTAGCTTCAGAATCAAATTTTACATCGGTTACATCGTGAATCATCCTTTGAGGATTCTCTTATTGGATTCAGTAATGAGATCTGCCTCTCCGACCACTCGACGCTCATTAGTCACTGCATTTTCAGCGATAACTAAATCTCCTGTAACAAAAGCGACCTCCTGCTCAGATAACAATCCTTTTTCGCGAAGGATCCCCAGTTGTTGAGGCGTCAATATTTGCTTGAAGCTTGTCATTTAAAATCTCCATAGTTGTTTTCCATTTTATCCACGCTTTACCAATTATGCTTTTAAATCGGTATTCCGTAAATGTGCTTTTGACGGTGGCCTCGTTAAATCTATTTGTTACAATTTCCCACAGGGCACAGTCAGGCTGGATGTCTGCTAAACGGATTTGGGCTTTGGCAGACTCAAAAATATCTCTGCGCGCAGTGTCCGCATCTAAAAATTGCCTAAGAATGTCCAAGTCCTCGCAAAGAGAAAATGCTCTCTTTGCGCCGATCCCACGAATTCCCTTGACATTGTCTGCTGGATCTCCCTTTAGGGCTTTCCATGTGACATAATCTACGGGCCACTTCTCGATAAATTTTTTCTTTATCGGATTCCATAGAGAAATATTGCCTTTTTCTAACAGTTGAATGAAATCTGTATCAGAGGAGAGAATAACAATATCATCCTCAGAGCTAAGAGCCTCACAGAGGTAACCGATCACATCATCGCACTCATAATTAGGGTGGCGAATAAAAATGAATGGAAATTTTTCGCTCAATTCGAATATTTCTCTTTTTTGCCGCAAAAATGCTTCATCGACTTCTGAGGGCCGATGAGCTTTGTAATCCTCGTTTAACGCTAAACGGTGCCGCGGATGGCCTTCTGATACTAGGTAAACCAGATCTGGGGAGTGACGATCTATTTCGGATTTCACCGATCGGAAGAAATTAAAAACCGTAGAATACTCTCCTGAACCAAAGCTATGACGCGCACGATGAATCATGTTGTAAGCATCAATTATCAGAATTTTCATTCAAGTACTCCTCGGGAACTTTCACGTTAACTTTTGCCAACTGGCCATCAGGAAGCACCACTTGAGTAAAGCCCTCTTGAGAAGAAATGTCATCTAAAGAATTTGGGGTGCCTACGGTACCGAACGCCTCATTGGCAAACTGTTGGGCTTGGGTGATGCCGGCATCTATCATTTGTTCTGCGCGTGCCATTAAATGTTTCCTTACATCATCAAGCTGCAAAAAATATAATGCGCCTAATTTTTCTAAAACGGCCGGCTTCCTATTAGGAAATTCAATCTTATGGGTAGTGGTTTCTCCATCTAGAGTTCTGCTCACTATCTGTTCATTGACACGCGCTGGAAGTACGATTTTTTCTTTCGAATCAATAATGTAGATAACAGTTCCCACCTCAATTTGCATCAAGGGCCTCCGGGACGTACGTATAAGACGCAGGAGCGGCTTTCCAATAGTCCAATCTTTTTTGGAGCCTACAACGTTGTTTAGGAGTCAGGGAGCGCTTGGTCATAGCTGCCCGAATAGTCTTTAAATGCTTCTCTCTGTTGTTCTGGGCTTGCCCTACTAAAACTCTGCATTTTTTCATGCCTTTGTGCTTATACATCGCTACTTTCCCACGAGAACCGTTAGAAAGTGGTCGAAAGTCATCGACAGTTAAATTTTCAAAGTGGAGTACCACAAATTTTTCGAAATTATCGTCTGCTACAACATACAAATAATCGAGTGATTCCTTTTGGAGAAGAGTCTCGTAATCTGAATGGAAACTAATGGCACCGCTTTGATGACGGCTCGTTAACTTACACTCCAGCTCTTTATCCAAGCCTCCGATAACAATGTCTGCTTGGCCTGTTCGGCCGTCATAAGTCACACCTTCTTGGGCACGAGATATAACGTCGGCAAAGAATTTCTCATGCGCTTGGGACATCACAATATTTCTGCGGCCCAAATTCTGCATTAAATCAAATCCATGCTTGGAAAATAATTCACTACATTCTGCGTGGAAGGTGCGCATCTGGCGCAATGCATCAATAGACTGTTCTCGACTCAAATATGACATAAAACTAATTCCTCCGACATGTATTTCGTTAATATTATAACATGTCAGGAACTTATTTACACCATTCTATTGAACTTCTCCGGCATGGGGTTGGCCAACTAAATTATCTTTGATTCGATAATTAATATCTAAGCCTTTTTTAAAAGCAACTCCCAAGGGTTCTAAGTCTAAAGCTGCCCTTACTTTGTCGTAAGTTTCTGAGTCTAGATTCTCCTTGAGAACCAGCATATCTGCATATTGATGCAAGTCTAGAACAGAAACAGGCAAATCTTCGCCTTCTGGTCCCGGTTCGATCTCACCGGTCTCCCTAGACTCGAATATGAAGATAACTTTTGGCATTTCCTCTTCAGGAGGAACAGGGATAAATGGAATACTAGTTGTTAAAGAATCGTCCAACTCCCCTTCATACATAATCTCTGGGATCCAGTGCTTGCTCATGCTTTACCTCAGGTAATCTATAACGTTTCACGCAATATTATGCGTTGCCATTTTTTTGTTTATTCACCTTCCACCGTAGAAGCTGCTGCAGCTTGAAGATCCTCTTTGGCTTTCTGAACATCTTGCAAGAGCTCTTTACCACCTGGGGTGGTCATCAACGCGTTGGCGATCGCTTCTGTAGGCTCTTTTTCTTGGAGAGCCGCCATAGCTTTCTGGAGGAGTAGCGGTTTTCCGGTAGTTAGTTGCTCGTCAAAATTCTTCTTTGCATTAACAAAGACCACTTTCTCTGCCGCAGTCAAGGCTTCCTCATCAGATATATCCGGCACTTCTTCTCCTTGGCCACCTTTTTGTTGAGCAGCTTGCTGGCGAAATTCTTCAGACTGGGCCATCTTTTGCGCGGTCTGCTTTATTTCTGCGGACATTGCTTCTAGCCCTGTCGCTCCTAAATCTAAACCCTTTTCAGCGGCCTTATCAATTATCGATAAAAAAGTATCAACATCGGTCGCTTTTTCCAGGCTGTTTATCACTTGAAGCTGCAAAATAACCGGTGGGACTGTGCCATCCTCTGCAGCCACGCCTATCTCTTCCATGTAGTCAGCCTGGATCTCTTCTAGCTCCTGGGCTTGCTTAGCGAATATCTCATCCAAGCCTGTTTCATCGAAATAAGTTTTCAGAGCGTCTTCCAAGTTGGGTTTTTGATCATCGCCTGCTGCAGGCTCAGCTTCTTGCTCTAAGAGGAGCCTGCCTGCCACGATATCGATCGCCTCGTTGGTACCAAGGTAAAAAAGGCCAGCTAGCTTTTGAAGCAGACTCTTGTCTTTGCCACCGGCAGCCGCTCCTGCGGCGCCGGCTTTTTTGGCGCCCCCTCCGGAGGCGGGCTCTTGCACGTCGCCACCCACAATGAGGCCGGCCAAAGGTATTCGCCAGCCGGATTGATCCAAGTAATCATAAATGTTGTCCGCTTTATCCCAGATTTGCATTGCAGCTTCCGAAGCAATATAATAGTGAGGAGCCAAGACGAGTGCAATAATGTCAGCATCGCCACTCGCCAGGGCCTCCTGGTTCTTTTTGAGTATCGGTTCCCACTTCTTCTTGATCTTTTCGTGTCGGTCATCGTATTTTGCTGATGCTTTTTCCACAGCTTCCGGACTAAAGGCGAAGAGCAGGTCCAAAGAAAATTTTGCTGCACTGAGTATGTCTTGACCAGTGAGTTTAGCCGCGTCAACGATGTCAGCAAACGGTTCTACAAAAGCTTTATAGAGGCTCTCCTCATTGAGCTGTCTGGCTTTGACGATCGCGCTGCGGTGGGCCTGCCGGATCTTTTGCTTGTAGATGGCCTCAGTAAGTTTTTGGTTCATAAACACCTCAGGTAATAATTATACTGTAACCAGCGGAGAGGTATATACAACATGTACATAGGACTAGTGCCCATGGCCGCCAAACCATACCACGCCGGCCATCATTGGCTTGTAGAGAAGGCAGCAGGCGAAAATGACCACGTCATTCTATTCGTCTCAACCTCAGATCGAAAAAGAAAAGGCGAAAAACCCATCTTAGGCCGTGACATGGTAAGAGTGTGGCAGGAAGAATTGGAGCCAGTAATGCCGGCCAACGTAGAGATCCGATACGGGGGCTCTCCGGTACAAAACGTCTACAAAGAGATCCAAGAAGCAGGGGAAATCGGCTCCGAGGACACTTACTTCGTCTACTCCGATGCGGCGGATACCGCTCTAAACTACCCAGAAAAGAACCGGATCCGCTGGATGGAGCCTCTCTACGGCTTGGGCCAAGTACGATTCCCTGGAGAGGAGGATCCGGCCGGTTTCACCCGAGGAGAAGGGTCGCCGAACGTGAGCGGCACTGCCATGAGGCAGGCCATACAAGGGTGTGACATGGAGGCCTTTCGTGCAGGCCTTCCTGATGGAGTCGATGCCGAAAATGTTTACAACATCCTCTGCGGAAAAGTCAATGAGCGATACCTACGCACGTATGTACGAGCAATCATCGCCGGCTGATCAGTGCGGGATCAGATGAGACTCAAAATCAACATCTAGAGGCGCGATGGCTCGGCCGATGGCTTGAATGTTCTCAGGATTATCCTCAAACAATCGAACAGCATCAAACTCGCCGTCCTTGAGGCGGCCCAAAACGTACAGAGCTTTGGCCATCGGATTAGAGGTGCCAGTCGCTCGTACATCGATCCCCGGAACCCCGTTGTCAGCCATGAACTGGCGAACCGGTTCGTCCTCAGCGCGCGCCGTGAGGATGGCCACTGAGTCCAGTCCATCTTGGGCGACTGCGGCCTTTAGCTCGCCGAAGACGTCGTCGATGATCTGCGCATCGACCGGATACACATCGAACTCATCAAAGTCGAATTCTTCGTCTCCTTGCGGATGGTACTGTGCATACTCATCGGATGTGAGAGCTTCGCGAGTACCGTCCGGACGAATCAAGTAGATCACGGCTTCTGACCTGACGAGAGTATCGTCAAAGTCGAATATGTGCAAAATAGCCATATTCTTAAATAGATCTTAATTGGGGAGTTTGGTATTTACAACCAGATCAGAACGTTTCAGGGAGGCGGGTCCAGACCCTCTCTCCCCATTCCACTCGATCGCTGCCGTGCACTCCGGCGTTTTCGAGCTCGACGTCGATCAAGCTTTGGATCGCATCCTCGTCCGCAATGTCGACGGCTCCTGCATCGATGGCGTTGATGACTATCAAAGCCACATCATCCAAAGTCTCTCCGGATGCCGATCGCATGTGAGGGCCATCCCATGCACCGGGAGGCCATCGGATGCCAGGCCGCAACTGGCCTTCGCTCAGCAGACTCTCTCTGATGATCCGCCTGAGCTTGTTTTCGGTGATCCTCATCTTAAACGTAGACTCCCTGCGAGGGAACATTCCGGCGGAGCCGGCTCTCAACATCCCTGAGGGCTGCAGCGAGGGCATCCACTACGGCACCGTCTTCGAGATCCAGATCGGTATACATCTGTTCTTCATACAGCATCTCTAGGATGTGATCAGCCATGCTCTGCTGCAGATCTGCCATCTCCGGGTCGATCTGCTCGGATACAAGCTTCCGCTTCTCTTCGCGGATGATCCGTCTTAGCTGTCGTTTTGTTACTTTCACCTTAGACTCCTATGTGGCATAAGTATGATCCTCTATGCCTAAACTTTTATCCTATCGATCACCTGTGGCGAGCTCACAGCCAGCTGCTTGTAGAGCTTCTTGACGATGGCCTTGGTGATGTCCCCCATCTCTTTTTTGGTCGCCTTGTTCTTCAGCGTCTTCTCGACCTCCTTCTGGATGGTCTTCGCCAGATCGTTGCCGACGACTTTATCGATCTCCTTCTTGGCCTGCTTGCGCGCAATGCGCTCGATCTCACGCTTGTCAGTCTTGGTCAGCTCTTCGATGAGGAGGGACTCGTTGATGTACTCGCCGAGAAGCTCCCCCATGTCGTCGGCGACTGCTTGATGGATTGGGCCGGCCCCAAGGCCACCCCCAATAGGATCATAAAGTACGTCGTCTGAGCTAGGAGTTCTTGGTACCTTTCCTTTCTGCACTTGCCCAGACCACTTAATCAAACCCGAAGGATCGGTGAAAAAATCATTGCTATCTGCCCGAAACTTTCCGCGGGTGTCTTTGCTCGTCATAGCCCCCCATGCAGTCGATGGTCGGAACCTTAGAGTCATTTGCTCTTCTCCCTCGGCGTATTTTTTCGCTTCGTTTGAAATAGATTTTATAGTAGATAACACTGCGTCCAATTCTCCCAGACTCATCGTGGGGGAGGTCACGTCATGCGTCAACACACCATCAGCCCGGCGCGGATTATTACTATCTCCGCCGAGAACAACCTCTAAAAAGGGAAGGTAATTCCGGCCTAACGCATCTTTTAGAGTAACGTAATAGTTATCCACTTGAAGAATGCTCTTAGGCATTACTTTTTGGCCCTTCCCCGAAACATATTTTCCTACGACAACTAATTTGTCCTTCACTAGCTGGTCTAAGCGTGGGCCGCCTTTCGGGCCGGCAGTCATTTCACCCGGTTTAGTCGGATGAGGAACGTTTTTAGGCGGCCTAACGTCAGGAATTGTATTGCCATCCCAATTAGGAGGAACATATGATGGATCTACTTTATGAATAGAATTGAGCACAAGATCATACGCTTTCTGAATTTGGGGTGCCTGACTTTTAGAATGAGCCTTAACTTTTTCGTACCAGGCGTCCACCATTTCTTGCGCTTCGGCCGTCGTGAAGACTGGCGTGCCGTCAGTTTGAATGGCCAGAAGCGATGACTTCAAGTCAGATCTGTCCATCCAATTGCCAACCATCGCAAAATTCAATTTTTTCATGCTCACGCCCAGCTGATCAGTGCCGTTTTCTCCTGCCAGCAAGACCACATCAGCTTTAGGTTCTGGCTGTCCACCTCCAGCTTGACATGCGCCCCATAATTCGCGCTCCCCTAAGTCACCTAACGATATCAAAATCGGTTGAACTTCTTCAGAGTTTGTTATAAAACAATCTTTACCAACAATAGCACCAGTAAGATTGTTGATGGAATCGCTAAGGTTTCTCTCGCTTTGTTGGCCAGAGACAAACTCCACCAAGAGGCGTCGCACCCACTCTCGCAATAGTCGTTCGTTGGTCATCATCCCGCCAGAATCATGCTCTTGATATAAGTACGCAGCAACGCCTCTCCTTGACCCTTGGGAATGCGATAAGATGCGCCAATGATCTGGTTCAGCGGCGCGAACGCCCCGGTCAGCTTGTAGAGCGCCTTGCTGCCAGGCGGGTGTTCGAAGACGATGCCCTCCATGGAGGACGAAATGTTATCAGGAGAGCCGAGCTTGTCGAGCTGTCGTTTGAGCATGTCGCGGCGCGCATCAGCCTTGGCGTCACGGGCCCCTTCGATCGCAGCGACGGCGGACTCCAGCTCGCTCTTCAGGCGATCGATCTCCTCATTGTGACCGGCAGTCAACACCGAGGCCGTGTCGCGCAGCACCTCGACCGCCAGATCGTGGATCGCCAGCTGCACCGGGACCGTCACAGCACCAGAGGCTTTCATGGCGTTCGTCTGTGTGCCGAGCGCACTGACCTGGCGCTGCACGTCTCGATTCAGGCCGCTCTTGATGTCGGCCAGCTGCGGCAGCGTGTCCGGATCCAGGCCCCGGCCGAGGCCGACGATGCGACGGATCAGATCCTCTTGCTTGTTGACGGCGATCGGCAGATTTCCGACGGGCCCTTGGCGCAGCTTCTCCTCGACGAACTCTGCCATGGTCTGATCGTCTCTGACCCCCAGGGCGTCGATCTTACTCACGAAGTCCGAGTGCACCTCGGTGCCGCTCAAGTCCTGCAGCTCGATCACTTGCGGGCCGATGATGTTCCACTGCGCCTCGTCCTGCTCTGCCTGCGCGGCGTCGATTGCGGTCACCAGCCGATCGAAGTCGTCCTCACCGCGGAGCTGCACGCCGACGAGATTGCCTTCCGCATCGAACTCCTGCAGGTTGTGCATGACGACGTAGTCGCCGCCGTATACGATGACGTTGGGATTGCCGGTGTAGACGATCTCAGCATTGATGTAACGCTGGCCACCGGGCGTTTGTGGTTCGAATATGTCGGCTAGCGCCGATTGGTCCAGGCTGGCAAGCCCACCCTCGATGGCCGCAAAGCCGCCGGTGAACGCGCTCTCCGCCGGATGGCCGACCCACTTGGAAGCGAACTCCTCCGGGGTCATGCCGCCGGCGAGCATGTTGCCCTTGTTGCGTGCGGTCCGAATGGTACCGGTCTGGGGGTCTACTTGGAACTTGAAGAATATGTTTTGGCCATCGACCTTCTCGACGACCGGGGTCTCGGCTGCCACGACATCCGCCAAGAGGTCTTTGAGTTCACCGAAGGTGAAGTCTAAGTTCTCGTGTAAGTGTGCTAGATGTCCGGCGAGTGCGCCCACGTGGCCTCCTGTGCGTTACGGTGTGATCCATTATAACACACGAACGCAGAAAATGCACTAAAGAAGACCGGCAAGGCTTCGCCAGCGTTCCATGATCAGGTCGTCAGAACTGTTCTGAGATCTGGCCGACTCGTGGGCCATGCCTTTTTGTTGGCGACCCAGAGCGTTTCCTAACGAAGTGAGCACCGGAATGATGTCACTAGCAGGCGCCATCACCTTATGACCTTTGATAGAAGCACCCGGGTCGACGATCATCGTCCCGGACCAACGGTGGTGACCGTCCAAGATCTCATCACCACCCGTGATGTAAGCCCCTAGCTCCTTGCCGTCGAAGCCTCCACCTAAAGCAAACGCGAGAGATTTTCCGACGAGAACATTGCTCTGTGTGGGAATCATGGCAGCCACGTCGATCGGCTCGTTCTCTTTGACCTCGATCGAATCGTCAGGCTCAGTCTCATCCTTCAAGCCCTTGACGAGGAAGCTCAGAGCCAGGCCCTTGATGTCGTCAATGACGACCTTTTCTTTCTCCCCCTTTACGGGCGCACCGGGCATCCCAGCCTTGTGCTTTTGAGGATACTTGTCTTCCAACAGACGCGCAGCCAAACGATCGTAGGCTTCTTCCTTGACCTCTTCTTTCTTCGCTTGAGAGGCATGCCACGCCTCAACGTCCTCTTCGCCACCGGCCAACGGATCGGCCATGTCGATGTTCAGCTGGCCGCCAGGCTCCAATGCATCTTTGACATGATCGATATCGCTGGGCTCGAGCGCTGGCATCTGATCTTTTGGTTTTCCGCCTGTGGGAAGTTTGCCTTGCACGTTTGCAATGTTATCTCGCAAAAAGGAAGGCCCCTTTTCTAGAACCCAAGCCGCAATCGCCTTGATGCCTTCCGGGGTATCCGCCTTTGGAATCCCTGGGGTGTGCTCAGGGTTATGAAAGGCCGCGATAGCTGCGTAGACCGGCGCTTCAGGATCGCCGCTAGCCAATTGAGCCACGAGCTCAGTCGCATCGATTTTTGTTATATTATCATTCCCACTAAACGCAGTCATTTGTGGATTCTGGAACTCGGTTGGGAGGCCTTCTATTGCAGCTTCTTCTGCTGTCGCCTCTTCCTGTTCGAATAACAACGAAACCAAAGGCGTACTACGCATTGGCCGCTGCGAATTAGTGACTTCCTGTATGATCATCGAACGCAGCTCGTTAGCTGTGAGTTTTTTCATAGCGGGCCCTCTCCTCATGCCTCAGCACTAAATATGTTATTCCGGCTGAAGTCTCTGTGCTCTTCTCAGTTTTCGACGCAACACCTTGAGCAACCCATTATAATGCTCACGTGCGTCCGTGCGCCCGGGACAAGCGTCGCGGTCTTCACAGGCATCTTCAATCCTGTATTGAAGATCTTTCACGCACCTAGGGCTGTCCATCCGAACCTGTTTACCATTGATGCATCGGTGCATCTCAGATGCGTCATCCGCTCTCACTGCCTCGGCGAGGCGCGCGCGCAATCGCCTCTTTAGTTGAGAGCGTCTCACGATAGGCTCTTGTATGCCTCGAGAATCTTTCTAATGTGACCTTTTTGCTGCTGCTCGCCGACGATGATCGGAGCTTCTTCGGTGCCGGCCCCTTGCGGCTTCTCCTTTTCTTTGACCTTCACAGTGACTTTTTCTTTTTTAGTAGGCGAGGTCTCCCCCTTTTTCACCCGTAGTCCCACATCGCCTGGATCAATCGCCTCGCCGCCAGAAACCACGCCGGCTAGAATCTGTGCTAAAGCTGTCAAAAATATAAACAGAGACTCTCGCTCTTGTTTGGCTAAGCCTTTTAAATATTGATCGAAAGACTTGCGTACAGCAGGATCCTTCAACGATTTTCCGCCCCGGAGGGCATTGAGTTTATCAACCAAACTCTGTGCGGTCGCTTTATCGATCTGTTGACCAGAAGGAGTGGCTAGTTTGGGAGAATCAGCTGTTCCTTTCCCTCCCGTTCTATCATCGCGAGGCTTCTCATCTTCCGGCCTAGGCACGCCGGAAGATTGAGTTTCTTCTGTGTCCTCTTCGTTGTCGGCCTCAGCTTCGTCGACGTCATCAGCCGTCTTTGATTTGTCTTCAGCATTGAGGTTGCGTTTTTTCACAACTGTTGCCAACTTTTCTTGGCGTCGACGCTCATCGTCATCCTCTGTCAAATGAGTTCCGAGTACCTCTTTAACTGTTTTGAGCGTCTCTCGACGAACGAATCGATCGAGATTGTTTAAATTGATGCTCATTTTTGCTTCTCGTACGTCCGCAAATTCAATGGGTGTTCACGATACTTCCGTAACAAGCGCCGGGCATGCCAATTCTCTTCTTGGTCACGTCGGGCTTCTCGACGTACGTTAAGCTCATCCTCTTTTTTTTCTAGGTCCTGCATAAATTTTTCGAAAACAAACGTCTGCTGTTCACTCATTGTCATTTTCCTCTTTATTAATTATCTCTTCCAAACTTAAGACCAAGTACTTAGTCGCTCCTTCATAAACCACTTTAAGCGACCTCATGAACCCAAACCTATGTTCACCATAACTGAATATGATCTCTGGTATCGGAGCGACGTCGCTAAAGTCTAGGCCTGGAACTTCTAGCTCAAATTCCCACACTTTATCCCCTGCATTCAACAATTGAGCACTCTTCAAACTGCATATAAACGTCATGCCGGCAAAGGTTATCGTAGGATCGTTGGTCGTATCTACTCCCATGATGTTATCTAAATCATTACTCATGATCAAGTTATCCGGATTAGAAAGGGCTCTCTGGAATTCTAAATCCATTTTTTGGCCTCATCATAACCATAATGCAATACATCTTGATAAATCCTATCTACGTGTCGAATGTACTCACGATCTAATTCGGTGATGCGTTCAACTGTGTGAGTATATACCCCAATTTGGATCTTGTCATCGCTGATCTTCAATTCGCCGTGATGCTTCATTTCATCTTCGAACTTCAAGACTTCATTCACGAAATCAATTAAGCGGTATCTCTCTTTAAAACTAAAAACACGAACGAACCGTTCTGGGCCGTCGACTACTTCCCATTTGGCTTTAGTTGCCTTGAGCGGTACTTCTTGTTCTAAAAGAAGGCCGGGCGAAAATAAATGATCTTCGACAGGAGTTCGTATGGGGCTCCCCTCGGCATCAAAATACTCTTTCATTATTTTCGCAATTTCCTGCATGCTATAGCTCCGTAGTTTGATCCATGGCTTTCTTCAATAACTGCAGTTTTTTCTTTTTAGAAACGGATTGCCATCTATCTAACGCTTTTTCTACTAAGTCATCACTGAGCTCAGCAGCTTGTTTTAGTGCTGGAATGGCGGCCTCAATCTTGGCGGCCGCTTCCTCTGCAGCCGCGGAATCAAGAGCCCCGCTGGCGACAAGTTTATCTAATTTTCTCTTAATCACAGCAGGGCTACGTTTTGCACGACCCGAGAGCTGATTAATCACCGTCAATTTCAGCTCCTCAGGAATTCCTAAGTCTTGAATTCTTCCATCCAGCTCCCGGGCTGCCTCTTTTGCAACCTCCTTATAAGCTGGTAGGACAAAAGAGCTCACGAAAAAAAACCTAAACGAATCTAATTCTTTTACGGCCTGCGGGACAGCACGGAGCTCTTCTAAATCTTCGCTGTCCAATACTTCGGCGTCTCCCAAGACGTCAATGTATTCCCCTACAGCAAAATTCATGAGTGCTTCTAGATCTTCTCTTTTTACTTGTTGGGCAAAATACCCCAGTCTGCTAGTAATACGATTGATCTCTTGGCGTATTCCAGAAGGTCCTGAGTAGCCAAATTCTTGAGCCAGGTCTTCGAGGCTCATTCCTTCGTCCTCAAGGGGTTCAGCCGATATGGGTTCGACGTCGCCAAAGTAATCTATGCCGCCAGTCCGATATTGATCTAATTCAGCCTCTTCTTCAGCGGTCAGTACCTCATAGAGCACACGGCGTATCGCCCTTTTTATAGCTTCTTCTTGCACACTCTCCTCCTCGCCAACGTCTTCCTCCGTTTGAGGAACGCGATCGTTGGCTTCGTCTACTAATTTATGGAGCTGCTTGTAGTACCACTCCACCTCCTCAGGAGGCACGGCTCGAGCCAACACGCTAGCAGCGTTGGCGAGTTCTTCCACCGAAACCGGAACAAATTCGTCATCGTCAACAGGGGGTTCTGCAACTGCTAGCTGTACAGCCATGAGTGGAGAAGGATCGATCGGATCTGATGTCGATTCGATCTCTTCGTCTTCGACTTCTTCATCAAACTGTGCTTCCGTTGGATTGGGCAACGAATCATATATCCCACGAGATTGAACGGCAAACTGCTCGCTTAATGATTGTTTATTGATCTTAGTCATCACATACCTCAATACTAATTATTGAGCTGCCTGGCCAACTGCATAACCAGCGGCTACAGTAACCAAAATTCCCGAAATAACTCCGGTGGCAAACCAAAACTCTCCAGACTCATACCACGATGGAGGAGACCAGTTCTTCTCCAGAAACCCGATCCTCTCATTTTTTATTCTCATTAAAGATTGGAACCTGTTCTCCTCGATTTGCAAACGCAGCGCAAAAGCATCGATCTGCGCCTGCAGGGTCAATGTATTGAGCTGCAACTCCTTATCCAACCTGAGCTGGCACTCTTCCTGACTGAATTTGAGATCCCCGAACAAGGAAGCCGCGGCGTTTTGAGACAACAAGACTCCACTGAACGGCGCAACCTGGCCTTCGGCCAATTGTGTCACTCGACCTTGCGTCAGATCATCGGCAGCGACCTCTTCCGCGCCGACGTTAATCGGCAGATACAGAATGGCCAGCGCGCACACACACGCAGTCAGCTTACTCCTTCGGCGTGTCAACAAAATCTGCTCCTATGATATTTGCGATCTTTCTTGCGAGGTCATCATCCTTCTCAGCATCGTCGATGAAATCCTGCTTCTCGCGCTCTAAATCTGCTTCCTTTTCCTCGGCCGTCTTTTCGATCTCTCTCGCCTTTTTATCTGATTCTTCGTCGATTTTTTCCAGCCCAGATTCCAGCTTATCTTGAGAATCTCTCAAGGTTCGCAATTCAGCTTCATTGGCGTCCTTGGCGTCCTGGAAATTCTCTCTATGTTCATCGGACATTGTTTTGAGTCGTAGGAGAACAAGGGAGCCAGTGAGCATCGTTGCCAACGCTCCTACAAAAAACTTCCACTGTTTCTTCATCCAGTCCCACATGGCGATATCAGCTACTGCCGTGCTTCCATGCAATTGCAGCATCGACAACGGCTTGCGTCCCAATGTACGCCAACGTAACAGCTACCCAATCATTACTAGTCACCACGCCGTACATGCACAAGCCTGTCGCAGTCGACCAAGCTAAGAACTTCCTGCTTATGAATTTTTCAGTATACTTGTCTAAAAATGCTTTCATCTGTGCCATCGATAAACTCTCCTCAGTTAAGGTATCCATCATCATCTTTTTTAATGTTCCACTTAGAAGAGCGATGCACGCTTTTCTTAGTGGGAGAATCAACAATCCTAGCAATCACATCCATTTCGCTAGCTAATTCTCGAATAGCAGAAGCAACGCTGACTACGCATGCGCTCAGGGCTGCAATTGCCTCATTTGCATCTTGTAATTCTTTTTCTAGTGCAGTAATCTGGGTACGAGCTGCTTCTAGTTCCTCGTGAATATCAGTAGTATCTTCACTCGAAAGGATCGATTTGAGAAATGACATCATAAAGATTTTCTGCTTCCTTTTCTGTTACCCGCTTCGTAGCCTTGTCGCGCTTGGCTCTATATACTTCTTTTATTATAGAAGTAGCACTCTCATCGTTTTCCCCTACGAGAGAAGCAAACGCCTCGAAAACTTCTTGCATGGAAAGAGAATAGTCGAACAGCATCTTTCTAAATTGGGTATGAGTTGCTCTGGTAAGATTGATGTGGACAGACTTTTTGGTCTCTAAATCGATTAATTTTCGAGTAACATCATCCAACTGCTGCTGCTCCTCCTGGAACTGCTCCTACCGCGATCGGAGTCTCGAGATCAGAGGAGGGAACATCTTGAGGTTCAACTACGTCGATGTCATGCTTATCCGCTAGGATGCCCAATAATTCTTTTTCAGCTAATTCTCCATATCTAGTCATAATAAACTCACGGGATTTATTGACTAGCATCTTTTCCATGTCTAGTAAAGAAGTATAGTTTTTAACTAAACGAGCCACCTCAGCAGCAAACCTGTCCAAATCCAATTCTTGTTCGTACGTTGTATCTTCTTCTTGTTCCAATAAAAACTGCAACGAAAGATCGCCTTCTATGGTGATCGTAGCTTCTTCCGAAGTATCTTCGATTTCTTGACTCTTGCGTGCCTGAGCTTCGAAGTCAATAAGTAGTGCTTCTAAATCCTGATCGATGGATTTAGAGAGTTTCACTTCATCCTCGGGAGCAGCCGTTTCCTCGGGCTCCTCTCCCTCACCTTCACCTTCGCCTTCGCCCTCGCCTTCGCCTTCGGCAGCGCCTTCGTCAGGCGTGACTTCGGCCTCGGTCTCGTCAGGAGCAGGGGCTTCCTCTTCTCCTCCGAAGATGTCCTCTTCTTGTTCGAAAAGCCAGCCGCGAAGAGGTTTTTGTTCGTAGATAAACTTTACAGATTTGGTTTTCATTCTAGCTCCATCTTCATTATGCTCTAAATAATTGACCTACTTTGTCTGCTCGACGGAAGCGCTTTTCAATGTGGGCCCAATTCAGTTCTTTCATCATGGCAAGCACGTACGTCCTACTATTATCTAAATAGTCGCGATAATAGGCACCTACGTTCATATCCATCACAATGATCGGAAGAACTCCTATGCCAACATTTTTAGCCTCTTCATCAACAACAAAATTAATATACCTCTGGAGAAAAACCGAATAACCGGTGATGGCATAGCCGTCTCTAGAAGACATACAGCAAGCGATGAAGTCTCGCTGCCACGCATCAAACGTCCCAAAATCTCTCTCCAGCCGGATAAAAGCAATGGAGTCCATGGTGATTTGGCTACTCAGATCGCTAATATTTTCGAAATACATTGCCCTTAAAAACGAAGCGTTCATGTTGTATACTTCATCTAACTTCAGAGAACGGTAGTCACTAGATTTATTGTTGGCGTTTTCGCGATCCGCCCCATCTAATTCTGCACTCACCTTGTTCAGCGCAGCCACAAATTCCTCAAACTCTTGACGCTGCGCTGTTTTGGTGGCATCGCTCAGTAGATCTGTCTTTAAATCAAATTGTTTGGGTTCGGTAACGTAAGCTTCCTCTATCGTCTTCCCTATTGTTGAATTGATCGATCTAACAACCTCTCTCTTTAAATCTTTCATCTATTTTACCTCGTAGTCGCTTTCGAATTCATCTTGATTCACAGCCAATAGTTCATCTTCGCCTAAAGGCGGTTGGCTCGGATCTAGATCACCATCGCCCGGGTCTATGATGTAGAGACCGTCAGGATCCACTTCATAAAGAACTTTCTCATGTATTCGGACGTCTTGAATGACTTCAGGGTCTTCTGGCGGCGGGTCAAACCTCGGCTCTTCGGGCATCCGGAGGATTATTTGGATGTCCCCATTCGGCTCTTCGATGACGTTATCGACTGTATACTCGTATTGAGACGCTTTATGGCGTACTTTCAAACCCGGGGAAATAATCACATTACCCGCTTCGTCCCTGACGTCTGTTTCACCTAACATTATTTCTCCTTCAAACCGGCCAACTCGACCCAACGGACTCCTTCCTCAGAGCTTTCGTGCGTTTCCAGCAACGATCGTTGAGGGGTAGGACCTAGTAGCACTTCAACCAGTCGGCCTCGCTCATAATAAACACTCTCCTGTTGAGTAAACGTACCAAACGCCGGGGCTTGTGTCGCTGCCCTACCGCGCCTTTTGACGCGTCGAGTTGTACGAGTCTGTTCTTCCGAAGACTCTTGACGCTCGGCTGCAGGTTCTTTCTTCTTGGCCGGCTTCTTTTCAGCCGCCGGACGGCGACCTTCCGCCCTCTCCTTTCTACGGACTCTGTCGCCCAGAGAATCTGTATTATCTGTAGGCTTTACTTCGACTCCCACCTTTTTGGCACGATCTATCATGGCTTGCGTAGGCTTGCCAGGCTTTTTACGCTTTTTCTTGGCTTCGCCTGTTTTTTCTTCTGAACTGCTGGCCGAAGTGCTAACGTCTTCCTCTTCTATCTCTATTTCGGCGCTCATCTCTACTGCTGCGTCGAGAGCGGCACGGGCATTGACGCCGGCTTCCTTTGCGACATCTACTGCAGCTTGCATATTGCCATCGGCGATTGCTTGCGTGAAATTAATCGTCTGCTGGCGTGACATTCCTACATCGTCCATGTAACGATCGAACTGCCTTTCAGCCGCCGCATCTCTTTTCTCCAAGTAACTCAACAGCGTGCCCAGATTGTCCGCCTCGCCGGCAGCAGCTTGAGCAGCTTGCTTAACATCTTCAGACGGTATACCGGTTATTATCACATCATATTGATTCTGCAGTCGTGTAGCTAAGTCTCTAGCCAAGGTTGCGACTTTATCATCAGCAACACCTTGATCCTTGATGGACTTTTCCACGTCCTTAAACATGATCGCCTCAGATAATAGCACTCTCTGCAGCGAAGATTGATATACCCAGCCGGCCGTCTTCTTGATCTGCTTACGTTCAAACAGGGCGTCCGTCAAGGAATGGTGGTGTACCCACGATTCTTCAGTTACGTCTCCTGATTGGGGCTTCTGGGTTGGGGCTTCGGCGGGGGGTCCTGGGTCTACTTCTGCTTCTTGCGCTACTTCCTCGGCCTCGTCAGGATCGAAGATGACAATCTTGGATTTGGGGTCATCGTTAATGAGTGCCGCCAGTTCCGGAGTCATGCCGGCGACATCTTCAGGGGCAGTAACCTTTCTTTCAAGGTCACCGATGGACACCAACTCCATGCCCTTGAGGTCATCTGCACTGTCTGTTCTCTGGCCAGGCGTCATCTGTTGGACGGCTGTGGGAGAAGCGGGGACTGTTCCCACGCCGGGTACATTGACTGTTTGAGAAGCTCCGGCTACAGTACTGCCACCCGCGACTGCCGTGGCGTCGCCAGTCGCCAAAGCTTGAAGATCTGTGGATATGGCGGTCGCGGCCGCTTGGGCCTGTTGCTTCTCTGCCTCTGCTTCTGCTCTTTTAGCTTCTAGCTCTTTGGCCTTGTTAATAATCTGTTCGAGAGAAGTGTCCAACAGATCGTTGGCGAACTCCTTAGAAGATAGAGTTTGGCCCTTGAAAAACGCTGCTACTTTACCCAAATACCCTTCTGGTGCCTTGGGCTCCTTGAAGGAATTCTGCGCAGCTTTTGTTAGTAAGCCAGCGTCTGGAAACTTAATACCTTTTGCCCATGTCATAAACTTATTCGAGGCTATGTCTCGAATAGGAAAATCTTTGAAAGCTTTCACTGCCTGATCCACGGCTTCTTCGGGAGATAACGTGGTTCCTTTATCATCAACTTCAATTGTGCCAGTATCCGTTCCTTTCATCCAGAACTCAGCAGCTTCCTCAGCAGCTGCCAAGGGATCCTCCGAATACGGCAGCTTCGCCAATTCAGATCCAAAAAGAACTATAGCGTCATAAAAAGAATCTCTGACATTGTTTATGTTGGTGATCGCCGTGGTGATCTTTCCAATCTGCTTTGCGGACTCTTGGGGGTCCCCCTTGAGAGCCACCTTGACCAAAGACAGGTTACCAGGTAGTGATTTTTTGAGATTGGCGAGGTACTTAGTAGTTCTTTCGAATCCGAGCTCACCGACATCAACGATCAATTCATCGATGGTCTCGCCGGCAGCCTTTGACATCTGATCTAGTTTTTCTAGTTCTTTTCTATCTATCTTCTCAACGAGAACGCGACCGATAGAACCCTCTAAAAGGCCTGTTTCTACTGCACGCGCATAATCTAACTGAGCCCAGACCTTCCTTGCTATATTCTCGAGAAAGACCTCAGATTGGTTGGAGTTTATTTTTGGCATCCTATAAAAATCCTCTTACGCATAACACAGCCCTATTTATTACTTATTATCGAGTAGGACCAAAGGACCTGTTAGAGTTTCCTCACGCTAACATTTGATGCTTTTAAAATATCAACACTAGACATATCGCGATATTCTTCGCTAAAAACGACTTCATCAATTCCTGCGTTAATGATTGCTTTAGCGCACATGCGGCATGGCGAGAGCGTAATATACATGATTTTTCGTTTGGGGTTGTTGTAATCTAACTTGAGTAAAGCATTGATCTCTGCGTGGATAAACCCGCTCTGGCCAGGCTCGTCAGTTTCAGGCTCGTTAGGACCTCCAGAATAATTTCCATTGTAACCCACTGCCAATACTTGAGTATTGTCAGCCGCAACTACGATAGCGCCTACTTGAAAACGAGGATCATATGATCGCTGGGAGATGGTGCCAGCTGTCGCCATCCAGACTTCGTCCCAATCAGGCCTCATGGCTATGCACCTTTTTCAGAATCGGAGCCGCTAGCAACTTCTTGAACAGAAAGCTTCTTCTTCTCGGCATCGAGAACCACATCGACGCCAGCTTCTTCAGCTTTTTTCATCAATTCCTCGATCTCCGGTTGGATCTCCTCGACAGCCTCGTTGACTAGTTCCAAGACTTCTTCGTCGCCTTCCTCTTCGACGTCGAATAGGTCGTCCACCAGAGCATCTCCCGGCAGGCCAAAGCCAGCAGCCTTTTTGTGGCCGCCGCCACCAAAGCGTTTGGCAATCTCAGAAACATCGATCCTATCATGGAACGCACGCAAGCTCACCTTGATGTTCCTGTCTTCGTGATCGTAGAACCATATCATCGCAAAATCGCAATCCGGCGACAGCCTTGCTCCGATCTCGGACATCCAGTGTGAGGCATTGACCACCATCACGTCCATCCCTTCGAACTTGCGGTGGACGGCCTTCTCACACACCTTTTTGACCACAGTCTTAGAATAGGCAAGAATGTAAGAACCTCTCTTCACCGCATCATCGAATACCGAGTCGTCTTCGTACTTCTCGAACTCCTCGAACTCAAAGGGCACCATGTCAAAGGCCGCGGCGAACTCCTTCGAGTAAGGCAGTTCCCACTTCCATAGATCTCGATCCTCGATGTAATCGATGAACTTGGGTGCTTCCTTGCCAGGGTGAAAGAAGTCCCAAGCCAAACGCGCGCCTGAGTGCTTCATGTCGAAATGTGTATTAGAAATATCGTGAAGCTCTACCATAGCAGACTTGTGGTGGTCAATGACGATCAGGCCCTCGGCATCTTTTATCATCTGCTTGGTGGTCGCATTATCAAACGAAAAGTCCAAAATTGCTACTGTCTTACCTTTGACGTCAGGTGGTGGCGTACCGTGCTTGCTGGCGTGGTACTCTGCTCGATTGCCCAATAGCTTCCAAGCCGCGTACGCAGCACCGAAGCCATCAGTACAGTCTTTATGATAAATTAGTAAGTCTATTGAACTGGGTTCTAGCATTAGTCACCGTCATACAGATCATTTACAAATGGTGTCTCCGACCAAGCTCTCGGTTCATACATATCAGCTCCACCAACCTCGATCTCTGCAAGATTGTCGATTTTCCTCACTGTATAGTACGCATTATCACCAGTTTTTACACATACTGCGGGACAAACTTCAATCTTAGTGGCCCAAGGGAGCATCTCCTTTACTTCGTGGAAAACGTTTCCTGATGCCGAAATCTGGATTGAGGAAGCAACGATCGTCTTGCCCTGCTTAAACAAGTCGATGAGGGCCGTCGCGCAGTCGTCTATCATGAATGCTTCATCGATGCCGATCACATCATAACCGATACTGTGCGCCACGATGTCCTCTCCGTTGTTAACGTTGATCGCCGGAAACCTGAGGCCAGCATGAGTACAGATCTCGCCTTCCTCATAACGATCATCCATCTTCGGCTTGAAGGCCACAACCCGCTTGTTTTGATAAGAACAGCGCTCGAGAACCGAAAGCATCCTCGTCGTCTTAGAACCAAACATCGGGCCCGTGAACACTATGAATTCTGGATTTTTCACTCGGTGGCAGCCTCCGTTAATATAATAACGATTATATCCAATTATTCAGACAATTTACATCAATTATTGTATTCTGTCCTCATGATAATATAAAATGAGGGCACCGCGGTGCCCTCTGTGGTTAGAACGCTTAAGCACGTGCTAAGTAGCGTTCATATACAATCGATTCGAAGTGCTTTAGTCCCTCACCTCCCCCCATGCTCTATAGCTATCGATTGCACCTTCGCTGTAATCGAACTCTGGCGTCGGATCTAATTCGCCAGCAACGTTCCAAAACAAAGCTCCCGGACGGCCATGCTCCAACATGTACTTCCATCCCTTGCCGTCATAAGTAGACACCGTATCAAAAGGTGGCAAGTTTTGAGGTCGCTCTTTAGCCGTGAACGGTCGTGGTTCAGACCAAATCTTCGTTCGGCCGAGCTCTCCAGCTTTCATGTTTCTCGCGACGCACACGCCACGCATGTCAGCATTCGGAAAACCAACCTGTAGCCCGCGAGTCAAAACTCCGGTCGAGACCACGGTCCATACTTCCTTCGGCTCAGGAAAGCCAGATTCTAAGATGTTTTGACAGATTCGAGTAAACCCAGCGATGGTACCAGGGTGGTTTAGACCGAACGGCAGAAACGCTGCACTATTTTCTTTCGCCCATGCTGCTCCCATTCTATTGAGGTTGGGCATCGCAGCAATACGGCGCCACTTCACTTGCAGATCAACACCCAACTTCTCAGCCAACTCGATGGCAGCTGCTTGGTGATTTGTGATCCTTTTGCATGCTGGTGCAAACAAGACTACTTTCTTGTTATACAGATTCGCCAGAGAAACGATGGCGCACGGGGCATGTCCCACGCGTGGCATACTATATACCAATGTTTCTTCGGGCACTTGAGTTACCAACCACTCTCCAGCTCGAGCTTTCGTACCACCGTGACCAAGGAGATCCTCCCTCGCCACTTGAAACCCATTCACCTCTTCAATTATTACCGGGGGCAGTTTTGATACAAACCCCTCTGTCATTTTCAGATAGGTCTCTCTATCAGGATACTCATTATTGATCTCCTTGTTGATGCCATCTATTACGTGATTGTTATGTGCCATAATCAGTTCCTCCTTTTGTATGACATTGCATTATGCAACAATTATATTTTACCGATGTAAAGAGGTTCGTGAAGCCCTTAAAGTGATTTTTTTACCAAACCCATTGAGGGGTGCCTAACATCCATTTCTGTCGCCCTTTAGGGTGATCAGTGATCAGTGATGCATTCCATATCTTGGTTCGATCTAGATGACCGTACGTCTTCTCACGATTGTCAGGAATGTAGTTCTCGACGTATCGGATGTAATCACACATGACATCCTCCAGGTCCTTCGGGTGACCACCGGTGCGATGCTGGGCTTCTTCCATCACAAGATCATAGTAGTCTGCCTTAGAAACCCTCCCCACTTTCTCAGCAAAGAGATCCATGGCTTCCTGGGCATTCTTGCCATAGTACATGTGACTGCCTTCTTCTACGAGCTCGGGGTAGTAATCCGCGAGATCGGCCGCGATCGCCGTGTATTGAAAGTGGAACCTCTTCATGCCGTGCTCTCGGTTCCACTCGCACATGAAGTCTACGATCTCTCGAATCGTCGCCTTTCCCCTGCAGCTTGTGGCTCTAAAGATAAACTTCCATACGTCATCCACCAGATGATGAGCATGCTCCCCAAAATAGACTTTGCCTCCGGTCCGATAACCGTTTCTAGGCTTGGGAAAAGCAGGGATCTGATTGCCGATCGAAGTGTACATGACACCATCGTAACTGCGGATCCAATCCGTCATCTCCTCTACTGTCTTTAGCTTTGCGATCTCTGGAATTATCGTGTTACGGTAACCGTGATCAGCCTCAAAGGATGCGCCAGAGCCGGTAATTCGATGCACGAGAAAAACGAACAGCCACTCTCGATGCGTCCAGGCCACGTGCAGCCCTTCATAAGTGTGGTTCCGTGCCCGATGATCAGCGTCCCACTTGTAGTACTTGGGAGCTCGACCAGCATACCACAGATCTTGCAGCATGTTTTGGAAACCAGCGTGCTTCCTTTCTACTGTGTCGTAGATGGTGACGTTTTCCATCAGATCATCACCACACGAACCAATGTAAGACATGCCGCCTAGGTTGCACTCCTTCTGGACTAGCTTCGCTTTGGCAGTATATTGCAGGAAATCATCAAAGTATTTGTTAAATTTAATCCTGTCTGACACTCAAATGCTCCATAGATAGTGTTCTGGGGAAATGTGCACGGAACGTGGTTTTTCCATGACACCAAAATCTAGTTCGCTAAATTCGTTGATGAAGTACCTCGGCCATTCGATCACTTCAAACCCCAAAAAGGTGCATCGGTGTCGAAGTGCGTCGTTGAATGCCTTCTTGGCTTCGTTACGCTCTCTCCATGAACCCCAAAAAGGCTGGCCCTTATAGTAACCCGTCTTCGGTAATCGACGACTCTCATTTTCAATCGGTAGCGCAGCAACGACCTCGACCGTTTCCAATTCATAAGCTTCTTTGCATCGAAGAAGCTCTGCTAGATATCGGTCAGCCAAATCCACCGCCATCTGCCTCTGTTCAGAAGCACTCTTTGCTAGGCGGCAGACGTGGTGCCTGATGTCGATGTTACCAAAGTAGGTTCGAATAGAGAGTAGCTCACTAGGGTTTGAGCCGTGGGTATATTCTTCTATCCAATCCGAAAAACCTAAGTTCAGTGCGCCGTTCAGGGTCTGGCCATCCAGTCTGGTCAAATAAGCATCGGGACGCCAAGCTGCTAGAGCATGAGAGTCTCCTAACACCAAGCTTTTCTGATCTTGATCATGCTGCCTAACTGTCTTTGCGGAAGCACAAACCTTGGAAATCTTAGCAAAATCCAGCTGCCTGTAAGCAGGAGAAGAGTGCGGCCGCACACGGCAATGGAGTCGCTGGCCATAATCAGGGCAATCAATATCTAAGGAGAAGAGTTGCCCAGAAAAGTTCTGGATCTGCTTTGCCTTAGCGGCTAAAGCGTCCCATGACTTATGGTCCTTAAGGAATACATTGACGCCCTTGGATTTCTCCTTAAACTCCATGCCATGTTCGAAGTAGACGATCTCTTCATTTGACCAGTCTCTTTTAAAAGCTAGTTCAGCTCCTAAGCATTTTCCCCACATGCGAGCCCAACCCGTACGATGACTCGTGGTACGATTTGCATGAGTGGTAATAGGGCTAACGATTACAGACATCCTTACTCCTAAAATAGACCAGTGGAACCAAAGCCGCCAGGACCACGGATGGTCGCCTGCTCGAAGAGTTCCGATTCCTCGACCACCTCTATTGTATCATATAACACGGGAAGTAGCACCAATTGGACGAGTTTTTCTCCGGGCGAGATCATAGTCGTCTTGTCACCGACGTTGACGACGTGCAAATGGATCTCCCCTTGGTAATCCTCATCGACGACACACGCACCGACGAACAGTGACTTTTTGAGAGCAATGCCGCTCTTGTTAAAAGCGATCAATGCATACCCTTCTGGTACATTAGCTTTTATACCACTCGGTATGAACACTTTTTCGCCGACACCGATGCAAGCACGATTAAAATCCTCAGGGACATAAAAGTCCAGCCCTGCTGATTGTGGTGTGCCCCTAGTCGGTGTCTTTACTTTCCGGACCTTCGTGATCCTCATCGGCCTTCTCCTTGATGTAATTGTCCAATGCACCAATGTAAGCGCATGCATCCAGTAAATTGTCTTCTCTATAAGAGTACGAATGTCTAGAAAGCTTGAGGGCGACCAATGCAGCGTACATGTCTGCAGCCGTAAAATCCTTACCAGTCATGCCACGAGCAATGCTTGCTGCCCTCTCCATGCCCTCCGAAAACGGGCCGTACTGCCTGGCTTTCTCTTCGGACCGCTTATTGACGATCTCGTTTGCTCTATCTAGTATGTTCAAAGAACAGCTCCTTTTTTCTGCATGCAGCAAAGTTGTTTATGTCACTTTTTTCCATGTCTTCTTTCGGCAGAAACTTCCTTTCTTTTAGCAGCTTCTCCCAAGTCCAGCCAGCCTTTAATTCGAACCGGCGAGTGTTTGATGGGGGACTAACCGGTTCTTCAGTTAAAACCTTTGTCGCCATCTCAAAATGCCGTTCATACAGATGCAAGCTGCCAGCGTGGTGATGGTAGGAGCCTAGGCTGACGCCTGCCCCTCTCTCGTTCAATTCGTTGAGCATCAGTTGTTGGAAGAGCGCAAATGTGAAAACATCGTTACAAAAACCAAAGATGATGTCGTTGGATCGCATCGCAACACCTAGATGTAGGCTGTTATTACGAATGAAAAATTGCAGATATTGGGTACACGGATAATCTAGCTTGTTCTTCCCTTTGTGGTGCGGCTGATTTATGACAATCGTCGCGCGACGTGTATCGTTGTCGCCCAACATCTCGTCGATAGCCCATTCCCACTGAGCAGAAAGATATACGCCGTAATTGGACTCAACTTCTCCGTCTTCGTCTTGGATCTGCTCCCATATCTTGGCCAGTTTGCCGATGTTATTGACAGCAGGATTTTTCGATAAATACCAGAGCCATTCTGCGATCGCATAAGTGGAAGAAAACTTCCTGGCCTTAGAGTGAATCATCAGCTCTGTGGGATCTGCGATCTCAAACTGCTGGAATAGAAGCTCTTTCTGCTTACTTCCTCGGCTGTTCACTTCTTCGCCAAAATAATTGACTTTGTGCAGCAGCGATTTAAAAGCCGAGTCTAGCGAATCAAACTTCATATCATTTATTTTATCACTAGTTGTTGCCAAGTTCAAGTACCTTTCTCCAATTTGTGAAAAACCCAAAGTCTCCATTCTGCAACTGTATTGCCAGGACCGAGTAAGGGGAGAGCGTCGCATCTTTAGGGGTGTTCCAACAGAATACCCTGTGCTTCTTACCTGAGTTGCCCAAGACTTCTATGAGCAAATAAGGCTTGCCGTTTTTGGTCTTCTTCGAAATAGCCTTCAGGCAAAGCACCCAATAAATGTCTTCGCCTGAGAACTCGTCGATCGACTTGACGCCCTTCTCTTGCAACTTCTCCAAAAATTCTGCCGGGAGAAGCATCTCAACGTTCACTGTGCCTAGCAGGTTCATGCTGTTACTTGCCACTTCGGACATGGTCCACTCGCTGGTATCGCCACCTTCCAGTAGCAACTCCTTCATGAAATTCATGCCTCGAAAGGGATCCTTCTTGGTGCTCTTCTTGAGTTTATCCCAGTGATCGATGACCACATCGTGAAAATGCTTGTAAGAATCAAAGTGGGCTTTTAGATCCATGGAATCGAAAGCGCGTAGCTGGATAAGGACCGACATGGCGCGCTTATTGAGCTTCGAGTGCTTCCACTTACCATCCTCACTCCAAAGCAAATCTTCGACGTTCTTATACGGTCTGTTTTGCATGATCTCGTAGACTGCAGCATTTCCTATGCCTTTGCAAGAAGAAAAGGAAGGCACGAAAGCCTTGTCTTCCGTACACACCCACGTCGTGTCTGATTTATTAATGTCAACACGAGCTATTTTGTACCCTAACGCCTTAACTTCAGAGAGGGCCTTAGCCAACTTCTTTGGACTTCCTGACGCAGCCTCGAGGTAAGCAGTAAGCCATTCTTCTTCGTAATGAGTAAGCATCCAAGCACAGTAGTATGAGATAAAAGCATAAGACACTGCATGCGATGCATTGAATCCGTAGCCGGCAAAATAGAGGATCTTCTCATAGAGCTCTTGTGCAATGCCCTTGTTGATGCCATTTTCTATAGCTCCGCTAATGAACCTCTCCTGGAGCGCGCGGGCATTTACTACGTTTTCATCGCCGCCCGAGCTCGGCTTCATCATCTTGCGAATCTTGTTGAGTTCTATCTTTGGAATGCCGGCAACTACGTTGCATAAAGCCATCGCCTGCTCTTGGAAGACGATGCAACCATAGCTCGGCTCCAGCACCTCTTTGATCAGTTCATGCCCGTATTCCACAGACTCTGGGTTCTGCTTAGCGTTGATGTAAGTTCTATCCACCTTGGCACTCAAGGGGCCTGGACGATATATCGATGTCAACGTTGCAATATCGATGATGGATTCTGGCTTGGCTTTTTGGAAGAGCTTTTGCGCGCCTTTCTGTGTGCATTGGAAGACTCCGGCAAATCGGCCCTCGTGATACACGTTCCTATAGACTTCTGGATCTTTCAGATCCATCTTCTTCGGATCCATGTGCTCTTGGTACCATGCCTTGACGTCTTCGAAAGTAGGATTCTGATTGCCTTCCTTCTTGAGGATGCGCCCGATGGCGCCTTCGATGATGCGCAGTGTCTCCAATCCTAGCAGATCGAACTTGACCCACCCAAAGGTCTCTAAGTGCTTCGCCGTCATGCCTTCGATCCATGGCGTCTGCACTTCGCCCTTCGTGACGATGAGCGGCATCCGTTCAGCGATCCTCTCTGATACGATGACTCCACCAGCATGACGCCCCAAACTCTTGTTCTGCTTGAAGAGAACGTTGATCGGCTCGAGAATATCCGGGTACTTCTCTAGGAAGTCACGCGTGCGCTCAGAATACCGTAGCGCCTCCTCGAGAGTGATGTCAAAGCTGACGTCATCTTCAGGCATGGCTCGACGGCCTCGGGCGACGTCCTTCTCCAGAGTAGACAACGCAATGTTGACTTCCTTGAATTCCACCCCATAAAACCGAGAAACGTCTTTGATCAGCGACTTTAGCTTGAAGGTGTTGTAATTGGAAATGGGCACCACATTTTCAGTGCCGAACTCGTCTCGAAGTTGATCGATGAGCTTGTCTCTGTCAGAGACATCCGTATCAATGTCTGGGTATTCAGTTCGAAGCGGGTCCAAGAAGCGCTCAAAGAGCAGGCCGTACTCGAGCGGATCTATGTTAGTGATACCGAGCAAGTAATTGACGAGCGAGCCGGCTCCAGATCCACGCCCGGGCCCGACGATCTGCTTCTGCCATGCCACGTCGATGATCTTTTTCATCGTCAAAAAATACTCAGAGAACTTCTTTTCCTTGATGACCTTCAATTCAGAAACAGTACGTGCTACATATGCAGGCTCTGTGTGGAGGCCTCTTTCTACCAACGCAGATTTGGCCATCTCCATGAGTGCCTGATCTGCCGTCTTCTCTTTAGGGATGACGTAAGACGGCAACTTCATAGAACAATCAGGGTGAATTTCATCGATCTCATTGTGTGCAATGTCATGCGTTCTCTCAATCGCACTCCGCACGATGTCATCACAATAGAACTCCATGCCCTCAGTAGTGGTACGATACGACTCCCAGACTCCCTTTGCATTCTTAGGATAAAGTTCGCACTTGAGATCTTCTTCCGATTGAGGCAGCGCACTCGGATCGTAATCTTTATAGTTGAGCCAACCGAGCTTTTTGTACAGCTCCCTCTCTTTCCAATGTTCAGGACGAGCGTAATGACTATCGCACGTAACGATCAATCGATCGTCTGTGTTAGTCCTTTGAGCGAACTCCATGAGAGCCCGATTTACTAGATGCTGGGCACTGAGCTTGTTGAATTGGAGCTCCAAGCAAACATTGTCCCGGCCGACGGCATCTGTGAGCTGATCGTATACGTTCCCGATGCCGAGCATGATCTTCTCCATCAGGCTTCCATCGTCCAACAGTTCTGGCTTCAATTCGTCAAATTCGACTTGCTGCAGATACCTGAAAACCTCATATGCCATCGGGCCGCCTAGACATGCAGTCGTAATGAGAAGGTGGCCACCCTGGGCTGCCTCCTTGAGCATCTTGTAGTCGACACGAGGAAAACGGTAGAACCCCTCCAGGTATCCCTTTGACACGAGCCCAAATAGTCTCTCGAGACCGACTGATGTCTTAGGCAGGACGACCATGTGATGACGCCTCTTGATGGGATCATAGAACTTTCCCGACTTCGTCTCTTCTTCGTTTTCTATTGTGAGGCTTGCATCTTCGATACCGACGTCCAAGATCTCATCGTTGGCATCGGTCACCGCTTCGACACACGTTGCCAGCTTCTCCCTCTCCTCAGACAACTTTTTGATCGCTGCAGCGTCCCCTCGCTTTTGGGCTCGTCGTAACTCGTAATCAGTCTCCCATAGGTTTAGATCCGGATGCACATACATCTCGCTGCCTGGCAGGAACTTGAAATCGTGGCCTGCCTCTTTCATCTTTTTGGCATGCAAATAAGCGTATGCAAAACCGTTCATGTGGCCATGATCGGTGAGCGCCCATGCATCTGTGCCGTTTTGAAGGCAAAAATCCATGTGATCGCTCGGATAGCCCAAACCATCGAACGTGCTAAACCCTGAGTGGGAATGTAGTCCGGCGAAGCGATCGGGTAAAATCAGATCTTTCTTAGATGAATGTGACGACACTTATATGCCCTTTAGAGACGTTAGGTTGCTTAAACATCATACCTGGATCCAGGTATGATTACAGCTGTATCTTGCGCAAAACTTGTCTAAAAAGGGTTTTCTTCACAATACTGAATCAACTGCATCACCAACTCAAAGGCTTCGTCCGGCAGTTCTTTATAAGATATGCCGCCTGTAGAATCCTTGATCACTTTTGGAATGTGAGCATACGGATTTCTCCCTTGAGGGTGTTTGGGATGGTCCGGGAGCCTGCCCTCCAGAGTTTTAGCAGCCTCCAAAATCCTCTTGCGTATAGTTTGTTGATGCTCAGGAGACAACGCCTGAATCAATCAGAGCTTACGTCCGCAGAGTGATCAGCAACAGCCTGCATAGCTTGTATGTTTTGCTCAAAAACGTCCATGAACTCTGGGGACGGTATCACCCTTCCGTCTTTTACTACCAGTTCCAGAGTGCGGAGTTGATCCGAAATGTCTGTACCGGTCAAAATACCCAATTGGATCAATTTCACAATTTGAGCAATAGTAGTGTCATCAAGTTTTACGGTTTTCATTAGTGTCCTCCTTGGCGGATCGGGGCCCAATGGGTCGTGCGGCCATCAGGTGTTTTTATTCTTTCCACAGTATTTCCTTCTGCATCGGACTTTCTATTATAGCAAACGAACCTCTCACTGTATCCCACTCTATAACCAGAAAAATCCCTATGAGTCAAAAAAGTTGCTCCTCCGTGCTCAAAAGAAGACCTCATGACTTGTTCAATGCATTCTTTTAGGTTCAGCAATTCGAAATCCTCAAACTCTGAGACTGTGCGCCGGGGATCCATTTTAGCCATCCATAGCGCTTCTGCTTTAATGTAGTTGCCCACGCCTGCCAAGATCGATTGATTCATCACGGCTTTACAGATATTGTGGCCGTCCTTGCTTCTAACTCGATCTAAAAACTGCTTAGGATCAACATCATCACTTAGCAGATCTAGGCCTAAAGAACTGAGCTTGGACACGAGCGCCTTCCTTCCTTTTACTAATTTCAGCGTTCCAAAATTTCTTATGTCGTTAAAGAAGACTTCTGGGCCTTCTTCAAAGCTCATTTTAAAGCGGGCATGCTTGGTGGGGTTTTCTGACCATCGGCCGCTCATCCCAAATGTGCACCATAGATTATAGTCATTATTAAAAATAACGAACATAAACTTTCCATGGCACCCCACACCAATCGTTTTCGTAGGCAATTCCTTACGAAACGCCTCTAAACCAGGCAACTCATTTTTAGTATACCGGCCGGAGATCACGGAAGCTTCGATGATTTTCTTGCCAGAGATCGATCTAGCTAACGAGTTAGAATTCTTTTTTACCTCGGGCCCCTCAGGCATCTTTTTCACTTTTTAGCCACTCTATGTATCGCTTTAAAGAACCGTCGTCGCTAACGACTCGCTCCCAGTCTCCCAAACAAAATACCTTATAGCAATCATCTGCGTATTCGCCACATGCATACAACTCAGAAGGCATATGCCAGTCCATGGAGTCAAATTCTTGTGAGAATCTAATCAGTGATTTACTGCGACGATTGTACAGGCCGAGCGGCCTCAGCAGCTCTGCCAATTCACCTGGTTCTGCTTCTGACATTACTCTAGCAGACGGGTACCTATCAAATAATGCTGGGTAGACTCTATCGACTTGTTTTCTAGCTGTTTGGTTATGCAGGATGCATGCCACTAAGATCTTCCAAGTGTCAGGCCATAAATCTTCTTGCAACATGCCTATAGGCGACTTAGGCGGCTTCCAAGCTAGATCAAGGAAAAACTCATGCATAATGAATTTTAAAAAATAATGCCAGATTTACAATCTACTGTTGACAGAAATTATTTCGATCGGAGTCGCTATATACTCGTTCCACAGACTGGTCTCTACCTTGGCATCACAAGAATCCAACTCATAACACAAGTTGTCAATCCCACGCCCAGGATAACCCAATCGATACATATTGCAGGCGCGTCGACCATTATCGAGTGCCATGGATTTTATATCGCTCCTGAATCCTGCGCGGACGTTACCGATGAATTGAACTAATACAACAGACTCACTGCGGAAAAACGGCCGTTCCATCACTGTGAAGCTAGATATGTCATATTCTATCCCGGCAGCTATGGAATCGATTAACCGTCGAGCACCGGACTCAGTCGTGTAATGATTTAATTGCTTGGGATTATAAACAGTGCCGTAAACCTGTTGAGTAAACTCTTCGTCGAGCATCACATAAGGCTCCATATCGCCGCGAGAATAAAAATAAGCAAATTTTAGCTTAGTGATATCCGGAAAGTAACTGCCGTATTCTTTCTCAAACGTCCAAAACCTGTGATTGACAAAATCTTCAACAAAATCCAAAACATTCTTCTCAGTCAATAAATCCCACCGCTGCACCTCATTGTGGAGTTGATAACCAAAGTATTCCGTAACCAGCTCAAGAAAATTATCAAAATCTTGAATGTTACATATTTGGGGGTGTTTACAACTCATCTGCCCACCGCGCGAGTCTAACCCTTGGCCTTGGAAGTTCAAGAGGTGATCGACCACGTGCTCCCATTCACTTAGCGTATGAAACGATGATGCTGGCTTCATGTATCCACGAACTTTTACGCTTGGCACTTCGTACTCCTATATGCTTCGACCGCGATGGGCCAAAGTTCCTCGGCAATAAGTAGACACCCTTCCGCAACTTTCTGGATTTCCCATTGGGCCCCAGGATGCATCCTCAAGTCAATGAACTTGAGAAGATTACTCAGATTTACTGTGCCGTAATATTCAGTATAGAGGTTCTGGGGGAGAACTCCTCTGGCTTGTTCTCTGCATACGCCTGCAGTGAGAAGATCTTCATAGAGTTTGAGCGATTTTTTATGGTGCCTTTTAATGATGGTAGAAGCATATCCCAATCGTTTCTTGATAAAAGGCAAGAATTTCCCTTCAGTGGATGCTTGTCGATTAGATTTGCTCTGTGCGCGCAATCTCTCAGGCTCGTAAAACCGAATGTCAATATCAGTATATCGTCTGGAGATTTCATTATAAGACCAAGTTCTATGCCGATGATGTTGGCTACGTACAAACAACGGTACTACAAATCTGAGTGTTACTACGTTGTGTTCAAAGGTGGACGTATGCTTGTGCCTCACCAGATAGTCAATTAGTTTTTTGTCGCGATCATCCAGAGCACTTTTATGCTTACCGAAGGAGACACGGGCAGCATTGACGATCGTCAGATCGTCTCCCATGTGGTCCACATATTCTACGGATCCGATGCCATCATCATAGAGCGAGACTCGTTTAACGTGCCCCTCCTCACTCATTTCATTTTGATCTTTACGTCGATATCAACACAGAGTGTGGGAAGCTTCAAGTGGTTCGCTAAATCGTGCTCCTTGGCCTCTTTGGCATCTAAAAACCAATCAGCGTGGCCACGCTCGTGAACTAAATTGAGAAAGTACTTGGGGGTATGACCACAGTTTTTTGCCATCATCTTATAGACTAATTGGTTAAGCCTTTCCGTCTCTTCGGCCGACGCTTTTATCTCTTCCACCTTTCCAATCTCCATGGAAGATACATCGTGAATCATTAGCGTGGCATGCGCGTCCATGTAACGATGGCCATCAGTGCCAAATGAAAAAAGAATGGCACCACAAGACATCGCTTTACCTTCCACGATGGTTGCAATTGGTAACTCTGCATTCTTAATGGCAGCTATCATGGCCATCAACGAATAGACTTGGCCACCATAAGAGTCGATAACAATCGGAATAATATCTTGGCCAGTATTATGTGCCTGAGCTACTTCGTTGGCGAATTTTTTTGCTGCATCTTCTGTGAACTTGTTTACGCGAATAATGACGGGCGGCTTTCGCAACTCCACTTCTTTCAAGAGTGGAGAAATCGTAATCTTATGTTTCATCTCGTTGAAGCGCCCTCTCTTGAAAAACTACTACTGCAGCAAACACAAGGCTTGATACAATCATAAGTAGAGTCCAGGCGCCCCATTTATTAGCTGCACTTACTGTAACCGCATGAAGTGCACATCATGCAGCCTTCTTGGTATATCAGCGAACCTTCCGACTCACAATTTTGACACGCTTGTATGCTGACTTTAGTACCATTGACGATATATTTTTTTAGAACCCTAGCTGTCACCCTAGCAAACGAAAACATATCTGCTTCTCTATCTTTTTGCAGCTGCTCGACTACGTACTGTATAGATGCGCCGTGCCGCAAAGCCAACGAAATGATTCTCGTAAAAGCAGAATGATTAGGGTTGTCAAATACCTTTACGACGTCTTTTACTGCCAATTGATCGCCATTTTTGTCAATCACTAAATCGTATCTGGAATCTTTTGTCTTGTACGGGTGCTTTATCAACTCGCCTTGCTTGTGCTTCTTGGGAATCTCGATGTATTGCTGCAACCCACCCATGATTTCATATGGACGTTCATCCATCAAACCGACCAAAATCGTCCAGGCTTCGCCCTGGATTGTTGCGTGGTGAATATCGCACTCAAGCGTATCAGGCCGTTTAGGCGCGCTATGCGATTTAAAGCGCTGATCATTTGGATCTTCTTTAGCTGCAACTAGTACTCCTGCCCTGCAGCCATCTCGATATACAGTAACCCCCTTAAGGTGCTTTTTCCAGCCTCGCCAATACACCTTCTGAACTTCTTCGGCCGATGCGTCGTTCGGCAAATTAATAGTTTTGCTAATAGCGTGGCACACCCATTTTTGAGCCGCGGCTTGGAGGTCGACAGCCGATTCCCAATCGATTTCATTAGCTGTAGATCCTGCATAAGGACTATTTGCGACACCAGTTTTTCCGGTAGCATCCATCCATTGCTTGAAACCGTGATGATATACTTCGAATTCCTGCCAGCGATCTCCTAGGTCGTCAATGAAATCAACCGCTGCTTCTGGATTGTCGTGATTAATTTTTTTACGCCTAGTGTACTTTAGCATGAAAGCCGGCTCTATCCCAGATGTGGTTTGAGTCAACGTAGAAACGCTACCACAGGGCGCAGTAGTTGTCAAAGCAATGTTTCGTCTCCCGTAGCGCTTATGTAAACCCCGGAGCTCCGGAGAGGTGCTAAACAGACGCTCGATGAAGGGGTTACCTTTTTCTTTCTCGAAATCATAAACTGGAAATGCGCCGCGTTCTCGCGCTAGATAACACGAAGATTCATAGGCAGATACTGCTAGCTGGCGATATATAGCCTCCGTTTCTCTGATGCTTTCAGAAGACCCGTATTGTAATCCAAGCATGGCCAGAGTGTCTCCTAAACCAGTTATGCCTAGTCCTGTGCGGCGGCCTTGAAGCGCCGCGTGTCGGATCTTTTTCCACAAGTTGACTTCAGTGCGCTTAACTTCCTCGGCCTCAGAATCGACGGCTATTTTTTCTAATATCTGATCAACACACTCAATCTCGAGATCGATGAGATCATCCATAAGGCGCTGCGCCTTGATCGTTTTTTCACTAAAATCTCGATAATCGAACGTCGCGTTCTGGGTAAATGGATTACGAACAAAAGAAGTTAGATTCAATAACAACAACCGGCAACTATCATAAGCAGAGAGGGTTATTTCGCTGCACGGATTGGTGCTAATCGTGTGAAAACCGTCGTCCTTGTAAGCATCAGCGGGGGAATACTTTAAAATATTATCCCAAAAAAGCAAGCCCGGCTCTGCAGACGCATGAGCAGACTCTATAATTTCATCCCAGAGTACTCGCGCCGAGGTCCACTCAGAGACCATCCGTTCAGCGTCAGGCTCGACCGGGAATCGAAGTTCGTAGTCTTGGCGCTGCTCCACAGCTTCCATAAATTCGTCGGTAAGACGGATGGAAATGTTGGCCCCCGTCACCTTTGTCAGATTACGTTTGATATTGATAAATGTTCTGATATCCGGATGATGCACAGAAACTGTCAACATCAGTGCGCCGCGGCGGCCGCCCTGTGCTACTTCTCGACAGGAGTTAGAAAATCGCTCCATGAAAACACCGATACCATCAGTAGTCTTTGCAGCATTCGAAGTCGGTAGGCCGGTGGGACGGATGGTAGAAATGTCAAACCCCACGCCGCCCCGGCGCTTCATGATTTGTACTTGTTCTTGATCAGTTTTAAGGATACCTCCATACGAATCTTGTGGGGAATCAACCACAAAACAATTAGACAGAGATTGAATCTGGTGAGGATTTCCGATTCCCGCCATCGGGGATCCTTGGGGGACTATAAAAGAAAAATCCTTGAGTAGCCCATAGATCTCATCTTCTCCCATGGGGTTATCGTACCCCTGTTCAATCCGAGCAAATTCCTTTGCTAAACGATGGTGCATTTGATCCGGATTGGATTCTATATAATTGCCTTCGCCGTCCTGTAACGCGTACTTGGTGGCAAAGACTGAAGCTGCTAACTCATCGCCACGAAAGTACTCCAAGCTCTCTTCGTAAACTTGATCAAAAGTTTTTGACATCCACTTGTCTCCACAGACTCAAAAATTCACTCGCCCTCTTCGCCTTCGACAGCCTGAATCTGTTGATCCGAACTGCCGACAATACCGGCTTGCCTCTTGTATCCTTTGGTCTCTTCTAAGAATTCTAAATTGCTTATTACTCTAAAATCCGTAAAGCATCGCACTATTACTAACTGCAGTGGCAATTTGGCTCCAGCAGGGATGTTCGTATCTCGTTCTCCAATATTGACAAGATTAACAAAAATCTCTCCAGTATATCCTGGATCGATAACGCCACCGCGAATTACTAATCCGGTATGTATTATACTTCCTCTTCCACGGATCAATCCGACGCAGCCTGCAGGAACATCGATTTTGACTCCGGTAGGGAGTAGTATTGGTTGCTCTCCTAATACCGACCACTTAGTCCTGCCCATAACTTGGGCGTCGTCTCCAGCGTTATATAGATCCAGCCCGGCGGATTCTCCGTCATAAGCGGTGCCATAGGATTCTGGAGTTATGCCATGCGCGTGCAGCACAGCGGCACCCCGATCTGTCAAACTCAACTTAACGGATTCAATCATGGCCCACTTCCTTCCATTTTTTCCTCAGTAATTCCTTCATGTCTCCATTACTTTGATTTACTGCCTCGTCTAGGGTGAGTGCGCTCTCGTTGATAATATCAAATTTACTCTTAGAAGTATCGATGTGAATAGGAAAAACTAAACCATCTTTTCCAGCTCTGTTTTTTGCAACAAAAAGCCGTGCTGCTCCAGTAGATTTTTCAATCGCTTTCCTAGAGAGCGAAATGACAACGTCGGCTACCATTGCCTTGCCATAAGCTTCAGACATGTTTTCTAGCCCAACTATATCAGAGTTAGCGGAATCCCGATTGGCCTGGGAGGCTGTCCATATCGGAACCCTCAGATCCATAGCCATATTTCTTAATTCTTCATAGATCAACTTAAGCTCGTGCCGTAGGGAGTCGTAACTTTTGGTCGAACGCATGATGTCTGCGTAGTCTATGATGATGACAGACGGAACGAATCCTTTTAGCATTAATTTTTCAACATGATTTCGAAGAGTTATAGAAGAAGCACTTCCCGTAGGATACTCTTTTATGATCAGTCTTCCTAGTTCCATCTCTTCGTATTGTTTGAGCACCTCTTCTTTACGATCTTGTACGTTGTTAGATGCCACATTACACAGGTTGGAATCATAACGTAAACCCACTGCGTATTCGGTGAGTTCGAACGTATAGTGCAAAACGTTTTTTCCCGCTCTCATTGCATTAGCACCCATCGCAACTAGCCAGTGGCTTTTACCAACACCAGTGTTTGCTGTTACCACGCCCATCTCGCCGCGGCCCAGGCCTCCCCGCAAAACGTCGTGAGCATCCAAGCGCGGCAAGCCAGTGGGACACACTTGCCTGTTGACTTTTACGAATCGTGCCTCGGCATCTTCAAAGAAATCGTGGCCGGAACTAGAGGGAAGACCGACCGAAACTGCTTTTTTCATGAGAGATAGAACGCTCTCAAATTTTTCAGTTTGAATGAGATCAACAGCTTCTTCTAAGGCGTCTTTAAACGCTTGCTTGCGACAAAAATCTAGTGCCTTATCTTTGACAAATGCAAGATCAGCTAAATCAGTGCTGGCTTTGATCCTGTGCAAAAAATGCACTATCTGATCCCTGAGAATAATGTCGTCGTTGTCAGTTAGGTCATCTCTTACGATGGTTACCAATAACCCCAAAGATGGAAAGCACTTGTATTGTTGGAAGTAGGTGAAGTACTTCTCAGAGAGGTACTGCAAATAACGAACATCAAAAAAGGATGGGTTCATTATTTCAACCATTTGGGTGGCCCATGGTTTGTCCGTCATTAGACTTTGAAATATTTTTTCTTGAAAAGCTTTGCCGTACGTGCTGAAGTGTGGGGTGGCGTAATCTGTTTGGATCACTTCTCTATCTACCATTTATTTTATCCCTTACAGGCGTTGACGGACGCGAAAAAAGCATCAATATCAAAGTTAGAAATACCTTCACGTAACATTAATCTTGCAAGGGACATTTTATTAGCGTAAGATGAAAAATTTTCAATTGAATGTTCCAGCTTTTTAATCTGATCAGCAGATAAGTTCACTGTATCTAAATACATCAGCTTCCAATTTCGTCGCGAGATTTCTTCGTATTCGATCATGTTTTCGAACAACTTAAGCTTTTTTTCCTGTAAGCGATCTCTAGCCGTATTTATGAGGGTTTCAACAGAAACAAATTCGTCTCCAGACAACTCTGGAAATCTTTTAGCTAACGATGCAAAACCTGCACGAGGGACCCCATCGATCTTATCAGAGCCATCGCCTACAAAGGCGCGCGCGGTACAAAAATTAGTAGCACTCACCCCATATTTCTCGATTAAAGTTTTTATGGTAATATATTTTTTTTGCCCAGGTGACCACTGTATTACTCTTTTAGAAAGCAGCTGATACAGATCCCTATCGGATGATGCTACGACGCATCGATCGTCGCAAAACGTGTATTTTACTAAGTAAGCTATCAAGTCATCAGCCTCACAGTCTGCGACATACAACTGAGTTACCGGGACTGTTTTTAAGAGATCGATAATTTTAGCAACTTGGCCGCTCCTGTTCTGGACAGAGTCTGGGATGTCGTCTTCGTAAAACCTGTTGAGCTTTGCCGGTCGGCGGCTCTCTTTATAATTTTTGAGAATGGCTCGCCTCCTTGGGGAACCTCCGCCTTCCCATGCTATCACAACGCGAGACGGGGATATCCTATCACACAGATGCCATACTCCCTTCATAAAACCCACGATTCCGCCAACTGGCTCGCCATGGTCGCTCATGCTAGGATTGGCAATGTAATGTCGCATGAAAAAATTCAGGCCATCAATGATAAGAATTGGCCGGGAAATCAATTACCCCTCCGGATCAATGAGGTCTGATTCAAGCTCCAAAGAAAGCGCTCTCACCTCTTCATAAGCCTCAGCATCAATCGCGATGCCATCGGAAGTACTCATTTTTCTAACCATGGCCCGATTAAGAAGAGCGTCTAGGTATTTAGAGTATTGAGGATCCTTTAAGAGTTTATCAAAATCAGCTTTATAAAACTTCTTTTCAAGAACAGTCTCCCCCGTTTCTGCCTTCTCCACTTTTAATACTTTCCACGTCCCCGTTCCAGACACGGAAACTTCATAACCGTCGATGGTTTCTTTGCCATGCTTACGAAGTTCATCAAACACTTGCTCATGTTCTTTGATGCCAACTCCAAAGTGGATCTCAAACTTGCAATCTCTAAAAGGCGCTGATACTTTGTTTTTAATCGTCTTAGCAGTAACATGGATCCCAACGACGTTTTTATTTTTATCTTGAATCTGCTGGCCGGCGCCGAGTTTTATCCGCACTGACGAGTGAAACGGTATTGCTTTTCCGCCGGGTGTAGTCGTGGGGTCTCCATACATGACTCCAATCTTCGTACGAATTTGATTCAGGATCAAAAACAAAACGTTTTGATTAGCAATCACACCCGTGATCTTACGCATGCCTTTCGATATCGCCCGGGCTTGCAGGCCGATGGTTTCCTTGTCATAGTCACCGATGAGTTCTGCCTTTGGAGACGAAGCAGCCACGGAATCCCAAATGATCGTTATAGGAACGTCTTTGTCCATCGCTTTTGCCTTAAGGATCGTCGACTCTGCAATGGAGAGCACCTCTTCGGTGCAGTGGGTATCGACATAAACAAACCTCTTCGTGATGTCTACACCTAGAAGAGATAAATTCTCGACCGACGTGGCATTCTCCGTGTCTATGTAGACCACAATGCCTCCCATCTGCTGGGTCGATCTGGCTACTTGAATTGCTATGTGAGATTTGCCGATTCCCGGAGGGCCGAAAACTTCGACGATCCGGCCCTCCGGAAGGCCACCGGCCGGCCTATTGGAAGTAATATAATCTAACAGTTGAGAACCGGTACTGATCCAGCGTTTAACATGCGTTGGAGAAGTATCATGCGCTAAATTATAGGCAACCTTAGAACCGTGTTCTTTGTTAAGCGAACTTATAAGCTCAGAGGTGAAACTATCATTAATTTTCTTTTTTGCCATCTATCTTCCGTCCAGTGTTGCAATAATAAAATTACAAAAGTCAGTGTTCAAATATAA